GCATTTTTTCCGTTTGGAATACCATAGAATCTGCATCATTAAGAATCTGCATAGACTTTAATTTTTCTTTATCTGCTTCTTCATTAACCTTAGCCTCATTTTTCATTCTTTCGATTTCTTCTTCGGAAAGCTTAGATCCTGATTCAATTTTAATCTTCTGTTCTTTTCCTGTTCCTTTGTCTCTAGCAGAAACATTAATGATACCGTTAGCATCAATATCAAAAGTTACTTCGATCTGGGGAACTCCTCTTGGTGATGGTGGGATATCTGTTAATTGGAATCTTCCTAATGACATATTATCAGAAGCCATTGCTCTTTCACCTTGGAGAACATTTATTTCCACGCTAGGCTGATTATCCACAGCAGTAGAGAAAGTTTCGCTTTTTCTTACTGGGATAGTTGTGTTAGAATCTATTAATTTTGTAAATACACCTCCCATAGTTTCGATACCTAAGGATAACGGGGTTACATCCAAAAGAAGAACATCATTAAGATCCCCTGCAAGAACTGCTCCTTGAATAGAAGCTCCAATAGCTACAACCTCGTCGGGATTAACTCCTTTAGAAGGTTTTTTTCCAAATAATTTTTCAACTTCCTCAACTACTTTAGGGATTCTTGTTGATCCCCCAACTAGGATAATTTCGTCAATCTCATCAAAAGATAGACCTGAATCTTTAACTGCTTTTCGACAAGGGGCTAAAGATCTTTGAATTAGATCTTCACAAAGAGATTCGAATTTAGATCTTGTGATCTTCTTAACAAAGTGTTTAGGACCTGTAGAATCAGCACTTAAGTAAGGTAGGTTAATTTCTGTTTCCGTAGAAGAAGATAATTCAACTTTAGCTTTTTCCGCGGTCTCTCTAACTCTTTGGTAAGCCATAGGGTCTTTAGAAATGTCAACCCCACTTTCGGATTTAAATTCTTCAACAACCCAGTTAATAATCTTCTCGTCAAAATTGTCTCCTCCTAAATGGGTATCCCCATTTGTCGAAAGTACTTCAAAAACACCAGATCCTATTTCTAAGATAGAAACATCAAAAGTTCCTCCTCCTAGATCATAAACCGCAACTTTCATATCTTTATCTTTCTTGTCGAGTCCATAAGCTAAAGCTGCTGCAGTAGGTTCATTGATAATTCTTAAAACCTCTAATCCTGCGATCTCCCCTGCCTCTTTTGTTGCTTGTCTTTGAGCATCATTGAAGTATGCAGGAACTGTGATTACAGCTTGTTTAACTTCTTCCCCAAGGTAATCCTCGGCAGTTCTCTTTAAGTTCTGTAGAACGATTGCAGAGATCTCCTGTGGAACATATTCTCTTCCATTAGCTTCGATAATAACTTTCTTACCTTTAGAAGATTTTTTAACCTTATAAGTTACCTTAGAAGCTTCTGATTTAATTTGATCAAATTCCGATCCTATAAATCTCTTAGCAGAATAAACGGTATTTTCCGGGTTTGTCACTGCTTGTCTTTTTGCAGGATCCCCGATCTTAATTTCCCCATCTTTAAAAGAAACAACCGAAGGAGTTGTTCTTTTTCCTTCGGAGTTTACGATCACTGCCGGGTTACTCCCTTCCATAACAGATACACATGAATTTGTAGTACCCAAATCGATTCCAATAATTTTAGCCATTTTTTAAATTGTTTTTAATAGTTAATACTTGTTTTTTCGATAAAAATTTCGGTCTGATCGGATATTTTTTGATTGCCTCCGTCTGGCAAAGTCTTAAATTTGTTTTCATATTATTTGTTTTGTTTGGTATTATACTTACAAATAATAAGCCATAAAGGGAAAATGGAAATTTTGTCACCTTTTTGGAAAAGACACCGAAATTTTGTCACTAAAAAACCCTTTAGTAAACTAAAGGGTTTTAATACTATTCGATTTAAAGTCTAAGAATTAGGAATCTCTAATACACCTTCTTCCCCTCCAAATCTTAGTATTTTTCCTTTTATGATACAAACTTCTCTAATCTGTTGGTCAGTGTAAGCTTGTTCTATACCTGATCCCTCTATGTAAAAATCTCCAAGTACAGTAAGACCTTTAGGTAAGGTTTTTAATTCATAGCAGCCGCGGATATAAAGATTCCCGTATCGGCTGTACCCTTCATAAATTTGGGATTCTTTTATTCCGAAAAGTCTTTTCCACCAAGGTCTTTTTTTCTTTCCCTGATTAGTAATTATTTCTTCGGATTCTATTTTATCATCCACGTATCGAGTCTCTACGGGCGGAGGATCTACGAAATAATTTTCTTTTATTTCTCCTATGCTTAAATTATCTGGTAAAGAAGTTATGGTAGGAGAAGATATCGCGAGCTCCCCTATAGACTTTAAGGTTTCTGGTATAGGATTTTTTAGTATAGTTGCTGGACCATACTCCCAATCATCATTTAAACTTAAATATTCTATATGGCTCCATTCTGGAGAAATAGAAACAGGTCCCATTATATTTAAAGATGTACAATCTATTTTAGGAATAACAATAGGATTTTGTTTATTTTTACCTCTGACGTTTAGAATATTACACTTTAAAGTATTAGGTATAGTCCTAATAGGACATGAGGAATCTATATCAATTGTCTGGGCTGTAATATTTTCCGGTATAGATTTTATTATGGAACTACAGAATAAATTTTCTACAATAGATCCAGGTTGAAGAATCCCATTAATAAAATCTTTTTGATCCCTAGTTTTCTTTATAAGAGCATCCAAATCTATATCTTTTAACGCTCCAGTTTCGCGATCTTTAAATTTACTTAAATATTCAAAAGGGGTTTTAAATCCTTCTAGTTTTACGATTAATTCTTTAAATGAATTGTACATATTTAAATCATAATTCGCAACGTCATTTACACCTCCTGAATATTCAGTAGCACCAGGATACACGATCATTAAACAATACCAGGAAAAACAAGTTTTCCATCCTGGATCACCATCAATTTTTAGAGGAAGAGTCCATATTTTAGGGAGTTTTTTCTTGACTTCGTTTAGAATCCCTTGAAGATCCATAATTTTTTCCTTGGTTTTTTCATCTAAAACTACGCTATTTTCCAATCCCGTAGTGACTTTAGTATATAGATCTTTTATAGCTTTTATTCCAATTTCCGATGTTTGTTCTATCCATTGGTCTGATTCTGGTTCTAGAGTTCCTAAAGATCTTTTTGCGTAATAGGTTTTTTCGTCTTGTATTTTATACTGATACGGATCCCCTTTTAGCCCTTTAAATACAACGGGAGGAGTTTCAGCTTCATAAATTTTATCGTTCAAGAATTGAGAAAAAGATTTCATATTTTAATTTTATTTACTAGCTAATCTTTTAAATTCGGAATAATCAAAAGATATTTTTTCTTTTTTAAAATTTCTTATTTGGGTTTCTATCATCTCCTCTCTATTCTTACGATCCTTAACCTGTCTTAGGATTTCGATAATTCCTGAAACCATCCCCTTTTTATCCGGAGACAGATCTTTATAAGATTTCTTTTCGTTTAGAAAAAAATCAAATTGATGGAGATTTTCCATATTATTTTTTTACCTTGAAATCCGAAAATTTCACAAGTCTTTTTTTCTTGTTCTTCTTAGCTGCAGAAGTTCCCACAGTAACAGATCCAAATTTATCACCAGATCCGGTAGAAGTTCTCGTAGGAGGTGCAACTAATCCCATACCTCCAACGGTATCCAAACTAGCAAGTCCTCCTTCCATATCTTCATCGATCCTAGATTCCATAAGACCTTTCTTTTTAAGATATTCTTTTAACTGCCAAGATTCTACGCAGTAATTCTTTTCATTCATCCATTTACTCGCACATTCTACTAGACAATCGTCATTGCAATCGCAAGTTTTATCGTCTAATTCCGGCTCGATGTCAGATATGCAAACTAGCATTCTTCCTTTTGTGTTATTTCCTGTTGGGTAAAACATAGCTATTCTAAAATTTGTTTTATATTATTAGCAAAAATTCTTATCGTCTTCTTATCCTCTGATTTGGTTATATAACCAATAATATCATTGTATATATCATAAATAGGTTCTTGAATTAAAAGCTTTCTACTCATATTATCAACTACCCATTTATTGATTATCGTACTTATTTCCTTAGGAGCGTTTCCTCCTCTTATATGATCATCTATATTTATATGACTTCCGCAATCGCACATATTCTATTTTCTATCAAATAATCCTATGGATATCATTTTATTTAATAATCTCAGATACCCTATTTTTTCAATATTTCCTTCCCACGAATCGAAGAAATTGTGTGCCCATTCGTGTGTCGGTTTTTTAGGTCTTTTCCCGATAATAGATTCCAGATTAACATATTTTACCTTAGAAAAAATAGTTCCTTTTGGTATATAGGTTAAGGAATTTAGAAAAACATTTCCTGCGTTAGCAAAATCGATTCCATTCGATAAAGAAGTTAAGGAATTTAAACGGACATCTCCTTTATTATTAAAAAATATTTCTTTGGGAAGATGCGTTAGGGATACTAAATCGACTCTTCCTTCGTTATAAAAAGAAACTCCTTCAGGGATAGATTTTAAATCACTTAGATCGATGTCTCCTTCTTCATAGTCTTCACCTCCTCCTACTATTATTTTTCCATACTCTTCGGTATAACTTTCCCCCTTATCATATAGGTATTTTTTAAATTCCTCCTTGTTCATTACCGGTAATCCTTTCTTTCCTCTTTTCTTTCTATATAAGACTTTAAATATTTAAGTCCTTTTGAATACTCCCTAGAACTTCTAAAAGGCTTTCCGAAGTTTATCAAATCATTTCCACTTCCTTGAGGAATTTCCTTAGATTTATCCGGGTTGTATCTTCTTATTATTCCACTAGGGTGAACAGTATAAAATGTCTTAGATTTTCCTTTCTCTTTTTGTTTCTCTTTTTTCCTTTCGAATTTTAGAGTGTTATTAAGTTCTTGTTGATGAGAAGTTGTCTCTTTGAATCCCATTTTGATTATGTTCTTATAATCCTTAGATTTTCTAAGCACATCAAGATTTACCTCCCTCCTTGTGGATTTTTCATATTCTCTTTCCGGGCTGTAATTCTTATATGTCTTTAGGTTCTTCACTTTTTCTTATAAGATGTTTGGACCCAATCCCTATAATCTTTTAGATTTTCTAGATTACCTTTACCTTTCTTTTCTTTGGTTTTTTCAGTGTCCAAGAAAGGAAGTATAGGAGAATTTGTAGTGGAGAGATAATATCCAGGTTTGAATTTAGGAGCATAAGAAGCTTTAGGAGTTACTATTGCTTCATCAACATCATTAGGAAGTCCTTTATGAGAAGTTTCTGCATAGTCTTTAAGCTGTTTTTCTGTCATCTTTTTCGAAAGAGACATTATAGCTTTTTTATACCTCGGATCTAAATCAGAAGGTTTTAAATCCCCCGTCTTTATACCATAAGCTTGAGCCATAATTCTTTGCTGAGATTTGCTTCTTGCTGGCATGATTCTTTTTATTTTATATATCTAAAATTTATTCGAATCTTTTTCTGGTAATCTCAACTTTTACACCTTTTTTATCTCTGGATGTGGGTATTCCGAAATGTTCAAATGTTTTAGTTATATCGGATATTCCTATTTTTATATTCTCGTTTTTTTCTTTTTCCCTTCCGTTAACCCGGATAACTATTCTCTTAAATTCCTCAACTTTTTCTTTTTCAATCTTTTTTTCTAACCAATCCCAGGTATGATCATCGGGTAAGTATCCTCCTGCCATATCCACAGCGGAAGCAGCTCCTACAACTATATAAACTTCAGACCATATATAGTCGGTTTCTCCTGCACTCCAATAAACAGAATCGTCATTCCAGGAGAGATATATTTTTTCTGACATATTTATAGATTAAACTGAATATGATGCTAGCAAAGCTCCCATGTCTGAAATGGAAATAATTGCCGTTCCTGTGGTATTGTCTACTGGCACCCCAACTGCAACTGAGGATGCTGGTGGAACATCTAAAGTACCTGTCAAAGCACCACTTGCATAACTTACCCCAGTTCTAACATCTGTTACTACTGGGTTTCCTAAATCAACACCTGGGGTATAAAGTGTTTTATTGCTTGAAAGATATTGTTGAAACATCCAAGAAGTGGTGTTTGCGCCTAAAAGTATTTTAATACAATATAATGCGTTAAACCCATTTGTGTTGAATATGAGTCCATTAACCACGTTAATAGCAGACGTGCTCGCTGAAATTATGGCAGCACTAGCGTTAGACGCTGTTACCGTACCATTAATGATTAATACACCAGATCCAAAGTTATTAATTGCAGGTTGCGTTCCAGCAAGTATATTTCCAACAATATTAATAGTCGTTAATTGATTGCTGCTTATTGCAACTGAGTTATTTGCTGTTATATTTCCAGTTACATTTATGGTGCAGGCAGCAGCTTCAGCTCTGACCGGATTATTATTACCGGAGCCAAGAGTACCAACAAGGTTGCCTGTTATGTTTAACGTGCAATTAGAATTACAATTAAATCCGGATATACGACCGGTTGTTGTAGAGGCGTTAATTTCTACATTACCTAAAAGATTAACAACAGCATTAGCGCTAATTAGAATAACCTCGTTTGAGTTACTTGTTGTGCTGGAACTTGCGCTAAGGTTGCCATAAATGTTACATGTGCAAACTGCATTCACGCTAATTGCTCGCGTGCCATTTTGAGAGAAAGCCGAGTTTCCTAATATATTAGAATATATGTTAACTGTTATTCCTACCCCATTGATGTTAATAAGCGACCCACCGCTATTCAAGTTTTTGGACGCAATCCCAAACGTGGCTGTGCAAGTAATGGTTCTGCTATTTGTTATTACAATATTTGCGGTTGCGTCAGTTGCGCCTCTCAAAGTTAAAACAGTAAAATCTACATCTGCGGTAACAGTATGTCCAGCACCTATAACTGCATCATCTGCCACTCCAGGTACAACGCCACCAACCCATGTGGCGGTATTTGACCAGTTACCACTTGCTGCACTTGTTATTGTTGCCATTACTCTACCCCATTATTTGTCTGAACAAAGTTTTGCATCTCTGTAAAACATTCATCCAATGTTAAACCTGTTTTTACTTCAGATTTTATTGTAACTTGATTACCATCAATATCAACATACCATGCTCTTAACACTAAAGCATTAAGACCTCCTCCTGTTGAATTTTGAACCATTGAAAATTGTGTTTCCATAAATTATATATAAGTTAATGAATATCTATTATCCCAAGATCCTATTGCTTGTAAGGTTATAGGAGATCCGGGAGTTGTAAAATCAATTCTTTTTATTGTCCATCCGGGATCTGACGTTAAAGTTCCATCGATAGCAGTCCCAGAATATTGATAAGGGTAAACATAATCAGACTCCCTTATTAATATGATAGAAGGTCCAGTTGGACCTTGGATACCTTGAGGTCCTGTAGCTCCTGTTTGACCAGCTGGACCTGTTCCTCCTTTGACCTCTAAAGTCGTAACTATGTAAGAATAGCTCTGGGACCCTTCGGTGTAAAAAGTTGCGCTAGTAGGCTGAGAGCTATTATTATTTAAATATAAATTAAGTATTACCCTATCCGTTTCCGCAAGAACAGCTGTAGTTGCTACCCCGTTAATTTTAATTTCTACCGGAGTTGTATTATTAGTATCCCATTCTATAGGAACAGGAGAAGAAGTAAATAATACAGTCGAAGAAGAACCATCCCATTTAGAAATAGTAAAATACGATTCTATATTAGCATTAAGAGAAGACTTAGCAAAATAAATATAGGCATGCCATATACCATTAGGGATAACTAAAACCCCAGGGATCCCAACTGCAGTTATCCATCCCGAATCAACAAGAACATTTTTTTGATTGGATGATAGATTAGTTACAACCGTCTGTTGGGGGTTCCCACTCGTTAACTTTCCCAGTTGTCTATATGGGCTAGGGGATTCGGATATAGAAGAATTCAAGAAAAGATTTAGCCCTCCTGCTATCCCAGCTTCCCCCTGAACTCCGGTGGATCCTGTTACCCCCTGGATACCTTGTGTTCCTTGGGAACCTGTAGCTCCTGTTGGACCTTGTGTTCCTTGAGATCCTGTAGCTCCTGTTGGACCCTGGGATCCCTGGGGTCCAGTTGGTCCGATATATCCAGTTCCTCCTCCCCCTATAAAAATTTCATCTCCGAGGCCGTTATAATAATTTCCATACCCATCAGTCTGTAAAAGATTTTGATAGGTAAAAGATATTTTCTGTGCTGTTAAATTATATAACGGATTATTTGGCATCTAATAGTTATTTTGTTCTTCTCTTAAACACCTCTACTTCCACTTTCTTAGATTCCTCTATTCTAAATGGATTTTCCCAAGGCGTAAAAAGAATATCATCTACAATAACTTCTAGTGTCGCTTTTCCGATTGTTCCGACCGGGAATAAAGAAAGTTTTTTTATTGGAATTGAACATATTCCATCCTTTTTGATTTTTCCTTGAAATATTACATCCCAAGTTTCTGTTTCTAATAAGAGTCTAACTATAGAATTCGAAGCTGTTCCCTCTATGGTAACTTTACATTCAAAAACTTCTTCTATATCCCTATAGAAAGGATAGTAATTACTTATTTTAGAAGAAACCGTTTCTTGTTTTTTTGGTATTTTTATTTCCTTGATCTCTTCTCTATATAAATCTTTTGGAGATTCCGGTTCTTCCCTCTGAAAAGAAGTAGGTTTTTTCTTGTATGTAGAAGGATCGAAATTTTTTAACCTTTGTACAGAAGAATTTATTATTTCCTCAATTTCTTCATCCCGAGGAATTTCTATTTCGGCTTCAATTTTCTCCTCTTCCTTAGGAGGGTTTTTATCTATGAAAGATCCCCCTAGAGAAGTTCTTATTAGATCTTCAACAGAACCGAAAGAACTTATTCCTCCGTTTCTATTCATCTGATTTATATAGTTATTGATAGAATCCATCTGAACTATATATCACTATAAAAAAATTATAAATAGAGATCTTTACCTTTATCTTCCCATTCTTTATTTGTGATTGGCTTGGAAGATAAATCCCAGTTTTTATCCGGGTTTATGATTTTCTTTTTGGCTTTATACCAATCATTAAAGGTCCATATGAATCTGTTATAATTCTGTCCGACCATTTTAAAACCAGTATCCCCGGGCTGTATAGCTACCGGGGATTGTGGTGGTGCATAAAATTTAGTCTCCGACTTTTTAGCGTCTTTTCCCATTTTTAAATTTCATGTACGACTGCTTCGATCTTTGTTTTAGAAATTCTAGTAGTTTCATAACCACCGATACTTCCTCTTAAATACTCTGCAATCTTCTTTTCAACTTCCAGAACAGATTCTCCAGAAACTAAAAATTCAGCTGTCTTCTGAATGGTTTCCCCTTTTTTGGTAACTTCTCCAGTTTCAAAACTTGTTTTTACTAGGTAATAACTCATTTCTTACTTCTTTTTAGCTTCTTGAATTTCTACTCTTAAATCTTGTGCAACTGCTTTTAATTTTTGCATTGCAACTCTAACTCTTGTACCTGCTGAGTCGTTTCCTTTTTCAAAAAATTTCTCTGCATCTGCTCTTGTTTGTTCTAGTAGAGCTACTAGTTCTTCGAACTTTTCCATGTGTTACTGTGTTTATTATTAAAATTACAGAATTTATATGACATAAGTTGAAAAATGTTTCTTTTATCTACTAATTAAAACTGAATTTTTATCGCTTCCCTCTTGGATAGCCCAATCTCCAATAACCGGTCCTATTACAGATTTCATATATTCTAAATAGCTTCCTTTCCCTTTAAGGAATAAAGTTTCTTGAATTTCATCATATATTCGGCTAACTTTAGAATTCTTTTCCAAGTAGTCTAAAACGCATTTGGAAACACATTCTAAAATTCTAGAGATTTCGCTTTCGTCCACTTTAAATTTTTGATTATTGGAAGAAGGTATCTCGGCTTTATCTATAGCTATATCGTCTATTAACTCGTGTGCTATACCATAAAGTCCTAGTACACAATAAGAATTTTTAGATCCTGATATAACTTCTTTTTCTGAATATTTTCCTACTATTAGATGAAACCCTTTGTCCTCCTTTTTTCCTTCTAGATTGAAGAAGTAATTATATTGATCTTTTTCTTTCACTAAAAGGAAAGGAGAAGTTCCGAATCCATCAGATTCGTTCATACCTTCCCATCCTTTAAAATTTAATAAATTTTTCATTCTTATTCTTTTAGTCTTGATTTTATTTCTTCCCCTATAATTTTATACACCGGTAAATGTCCATGAGCATCGATAACATTACCTACTGGGGTAGGAATTACTATTGCTCCATTAGAACTAAAGTCTGAATAGAAGGCATCTACAGTAGACTGGCTTACCTTTTGGAGTGCGGGGTAAGCAACGAGTTTACTACCGTATGCTCCTTTTACAACCAAAACCCTTGCATTCGGGAATAGTTCTTTTAACCTTTCCATTAAGGATTTTATCGTCTTTGTGCTTCTTCCGAATATTCCATTTGTTCCTATAGAAATAACTACATTTCTGACACTTGGATCGGAATTTTTATAATCTTTAGAAAAATTCAATAAACTCCCTACTGCAATACCCCCAAACCATAGACCATTTTTTCCTTTATTTTTTATATCCGTAGCTTTAGGACCTTCGGAAATTCCTGCTCCTTTTGCAACATACGGAACTAAAGAATCCCCTATAGTTATGGATTTTGGTAAAGGCCCTGTTCTAGGAGCTGTGTAATACGTAGAAGATGTACTACTTTGATATCCTTCCTGTGTATTTTTTATGGAGTCAGAGAAAATTTTAGCTACCATTTTTTGTCCTTCAGAATTAGCATGTATCCCGTCAGATGTATTTCCCTTTAAATCATAAGGGGCAATGAAATTAGCATTTTTTATTTCTAATGGAATTCTTCTTTGTAATTCTTTTTTTCTTTCGACATAGGGAATCCATTCTTCTTGTTTTTTAAGAACAGTCCCGGATATTGACATTTTTTTCCAGTTTCCAAAACTCCCTTTCTCTCCCTCTATAATATATCCTTGATTTACGAATACATCAGCACCATTATTTCTAGAAAGGTCTACCATTTTTTGTATATTGGAAAGAGCTTTTTCCAGAGTTATACTAGAATTCATAGCATCATTTGCTCCTCCGTAGATATAAACTCTATCGTATTTTTTATTTTTTAATTGGCCAGGGAGATTATCTAGCATCCATTGCGTAGTCATTCCTCCTAGAGCTAAAACATCTATAGTGTATCCCTTAGGTTCTAATTCTTTTTTTAATATATTTGGATACGTGTAAGTTACAGCTTTTCCTTTTTTATCTTTTATTGAGGTATGGGAATCTCCTATAAATAGAATTTTTTTCGGATCTGTGTTATTAACCGGGACCATATTTTTATCGGTTACCCCCTGATTAGTGTAAGAAATTGTAGAAGGAGAAGTCTGAGAGCTTGTGTAGTTTTTATTCAGTATTATTGACCCAAATCTAGTTAAAGTCTCGGAATCGAAAAAGCCTTCGTTTATAAAATCTTTAAATTTTTTAATATTTTTCACAGTTTATATATTCCTTTATTTAAATATATTGGATATAATATCCCCTATAACCTTACCATGCCCTATAATACAGCTTCCCCCGTATTGTTTTCTCTGGATTAAAAGTCCTTTATTAAGGTCTGTTCCAAAAGGACCCATTCTTTCTATATTAGATTTTTGAACTGGTAATTTTAATTTTTCTTCCACCTTTTCTATATAATCCCCATCTGAATTCCCAATAACTTGAATATAAACATCATTCATTACTATTGGGGTTCTTTCTATACTTTTTCCTTCCTGGTCTATAGATGGAACCTCAAATTTCATTTCTGAATTAGATTCTTGTATTACAAAAACTACCGGGATTCCTATAGTTGATCTTTTTTTCGTAAGGTTATAAAACTCTTCGTATAATTCATCTCTTTCTTTTATCATGTCTTTTGACCAATTTGTAGCAGAAAAAACTACCACTAATAGTACAGGATTACTAGGAGTAACTTTAATAGATTTAGAAGCAGTTTCTTCTTTAAGTTTTAAAGTAAGGCCTTCTATGTAAGTATCCAAATCGTGTCTAGGTGTTTGGATGAATTGTTTTTTTGTAATCCCGTAACTGAGGATATTAAGATCCCCTTCTCCCTCCATTAAATTCCATTTTTCGAAATATAATATGTTTTTCATTTGATATTGATTTAAGATTGATTTAATTGATTTAATCGAGCATAATAAGTATTTTTCCTAAGAACAGTACCTCCGCTGTCACTAAAATATTCTGTATTTTCTCCTGGTCCAGTTCTTTTAGTTTCTTTGTTTATAGTTCCATTAGAGCTGTAATATTTTATACCTACTTTCTTACCGTTCTTTTCTACAATTTCCATAACTATAACGCTATGACCAGATCCGGAAGTTCTCCACAGCTGGCAAAAATCTCCCGGTTGAACTTCATCTATAGTAACTTCTTCGCCCAAAGACTTTAAAGCTGGAGAAATTGGTTTCGATATCGCATCTACACATAATTTAGGGTAGGATTTAGGATCTCCTGAATTCCAAACTATCTGCATTTTACGGATATCTGCATCGGTAAAATCATTAAGAAGACCCCGATTTAAACAAGTGACAAAAGCAACAGAAAATGTATACCCTGTGCAATAAGTACTTCCATCTGGGGTTTTCCTAAATATCGGTTGATTTCCCTTAAAATAAATATCTATAGGCATTCCAGAGGTTCCCTTCCATTTATAGGGGCCAAAAGAAAGAGGCTCTAACAATTTTGCATTCTGGAGAGGATCTGTAGTAAAATCTGAATATTTATTAGAATTTACTATTTCACTAGATATCGATGCTTTAGGAACTTCGCTACTGGTTGACGTAGAAACCTTAGGTGTCGTCTCTGTAGTAGTAGAAGATGAAGCCATCTCCCTATTTTTAGCTCCGGTAACTAAAGATCCTATCTTAGAAAAGAAGGAATGATCTATAAAATTTTCATTTAAGAATTCTGAAAAGTTTTTTATTTTTTTCATATTCTATATATCAATTAATCTCCTGCTTTTACGTGGGAATTCATTCCAGTAACTAGAGAATTATAAAGTGATGATATAGAAGGGGGAACTAGTTTTTTAAAAGAAGTAAAATCCTCATTTTTTATTTTTTCCCTTACCTCAGTTGCACTGGTAGTTCTAGGGGTTTTAATTATCGACATATCGCTTGGAAAATCAGACCCATTCTTTTTTAGATAATCTATTTGCTTTTTATAATCAGATTCCCGGTCTTCTCCTGCACCTATCATTTTCACATTAAATCCATGGGATTTAGAAGCTCCGTATATTACTCCTAAAAGTCCTCTAGTCACTATAAAAAATCCACAAAGGGTATCTCCGTTTTCTCTAACAACGGCCTCCATATATTTCTTAACTAGATCCTCGTCAAATGGGGATTTTCCCGAAGAATTGTGTCCAGGATGAACGACCGCAATTATACACGGAAGATCGTTTTTCTCTTTCATTATCTTAGCCATTTTCAAATGTCCATTGTGGAATGGCTGGAATCTTCCTATGAGAATATTTACATCCTTTAATTCCTTTTCTTCTTTCTCCTCTTCTATTAGATCTGTTTTTGGCTTTTTAGTGTTATCTATAGTTTCTAATGCAGATATAAATTCATTATAAGAATAGAAAGGATCTTCTTCCCTTTCGGAATCGGATTCTTCAGTAACGTAGTTAACATTATTTTTATTGGAATTCTTTCTTTTAAAGTCTAAAAAAGTTGGAAGATCAGATTCAAATACTAGGGATTCTTTTACAGCTTCCACTTGATTTTGAATATCCCCTACTAAAGAATTAAATTGATCCAATGCTCCCTTATTTATTAATCCCCCTGCTCTCTTTTTTATTTTTCTGAAAGAATTAAGCATGAGTTTAAATAGTGATTCAAAGGATTCGTCTTCTTCTAAATGTTTTATAACTTCTTTATTCTTTATGAATTTTTTATTTATTCTAAATTCATCTTTTTTTAGGTATTCGGGCTCTTGGAAATCTGCTCCTTTGTACATATCAGAATATTGCTCCAGAAAATCAACAAACACTGAAGACATAAAAGAGACATATCTTTCGTCGTTAGTATCTCCTTTACAATCAAAAGATTTTACTCCCCTCTCTAATATGAAATTCATTACGTCTATTAGAGTTATTCCTAAGAAATCACTAGGCTTTTCCTCTTTTCTTTTAGCGGCTTTATTCTTAGCCATCTCCGTAAATATAGGATCCACCATTTTAGAAAGAATGGGATCACCCCCTTCTGGGCTTCCGAATCTAAAAACTATTCCCTCTATCGCTTTATCTAGGTCTTCGTTTAAAGCAGTTTTCTTTAATTCGGGATTTAGTATCCCTATTATGAATCTAACAAAACTCTTTGTTTTAAATTCTGCTAAAAGTTCGTCGAATGGGGTTCTTAAGAATTCTAAAATATTTTGTTTCTGTTCTTCGGATAGATCTCCTTGGAAAATAATAGGAGGTCTTTCCACTCCTAAAAGATCCGCCCATTCGTCTAGTTTTTCTTTTTCCTGTATAGTTCTGGAAATAACCCCCGGCTCTTCTATAACATGAACATAAGAAAGTATCAAATTATTTTTAGGTATTCTATCGTATGCTATCTCTACGGGTTGGGGACTTGAAAAATATTCAAGACCAAATTTCCATCCCCTTGGGATTTTACTTATGATGTGAGGAGGGAGAGATTCTATATATTGAATAGGGACTTCGTAATATTTCATTAAGGTCCTATCCACCATAGTTATCGGATTTCTCTGATCTCTCTTATAGAATTTAAATTTTCCGGTTTCCAGATTTCTTTCGAAAATAAAAGCTGATCCGTCCATTTTTTCATTTACAGTAACGTAAGTGTTGAACAGTTTTTCTATAAACTCTTGTCCTTTTTTGTTGTATAGATCGTAAAGGTGTGATATTCCTGACATTTTATTTCTTTTCTGGTAAATATAGGGTTTTTTTCGTTAAAAAAAATTATTTAGAGGGTAGGTAATTTATTTCGGATGGAACCGGAAGTCCTGTTCTTTCCATATATTCCAGAAATCTCTCTTTTATTTCCGGCAATTTATCCTTCATTGTAAAATTAGGAGAAGTTATTATTTTAAAAAGAGATTCAAAAGTTTTTATTTGATCTTGGTTATACCCTTTACCTAAAGTATAATCTATAAATTCCTGAGGATTGTTAGTTATAAACTGTTCCCCAGCTATTTTCTTAGGGTTCTTAAGTCTCCCTTTTAATTTTCCCCTGAAACTTTTGGTATTTAGATAAAGACCATCGCTTAGAATTATAACCGGGGATTCATAATCTAGAACTTCTCCCTCCTCATCAGAAGCCAATACATTTCTTTTTGCGGAAAGAATTGCGGAAAGAAGCCAATTCCTGTGAGCAGATTTGTATTTACTCTCTCCGAATCTATAATCTGGGGAATAATAAATGAATTTAGCCCATTGCATTGAAGAAAGTGGAATTAAATCCAATTGAACTATTCCTAATTCTGGATTTCCGCATATTGGCCACCCCAGACTAACTATATTTAGTCCTCTTAAAAAATTTATCTCGGGTTCAAACCCAAGAATATCTTTAAGATTTAAAGTTAAAATTTCGTATATTTTTTTAGAGCATTCTTTATATTCAACCCCTTGATTCTTAGAGAATATATTTCCATCGTATCCTAAATCCAAATCCCCCGATTCATCAGAAGGATTTTTCTTTTTCCCTATACTTCCTATTATAATATACTCTTCCCCCAGTTTTTCGAAATTTATATCCAAAAGAGGAAGAAGGTCTTTTTGTATGCTCTCTAAAGTTTTAGGAAATTCATCCTCCCTGATTTTTCTTGCCGTCTTTATAGCAGATCCACCCTCAAAGAGTTTTAAAAAATCATTAAACCTTAGCCGTTCTTTTTCCATTTAGTTAGGGGTATATTCTGAAATTAATTCCTTTAATTTTTGTTTGGTTGGAGCTCCTACTAATTTGTGTTTAACTTCTCCTTCATAGATTAGAATAAAACTAGGAATACTTTTTATCCCGTATTCTTGTGCTATATCCCCGTTTTCGTCAACATCAACTTTATAAACGTCTAAAATTTCTGAATTCTCTTCGGAAAATTCTTTAACTAGAGGCTCAGACATTCTACACGGTCCGCACCACGTAGCATAAAAATCCACAAGTATAGGCTTTTTTGAATTCTGTATAGATTCTCTTAATAAGCTTTCGTTAATTTCTTTTGCCATTGTTTTATTTTTATATATTCAAAAATTATAATTTTACTTTGTATATCTTATAGGGAAATTGTTCTTTTTTGTATATCTCAATTCTAGCAAGACTATGTTTCATCAGATAATTTTGATATTTAGAAACACTAAAATCATCAACAAAATCTATTATATTAACACTCTCTTTCCCTTCCATCTTTCTCATTCCTCTTCCTAGACTTTGTTTTATTAAAACCTCACTTTTATAGGATTCAACAAGAAATATATTATGGAGATTATTTATAGATATTCCAGTAGAGAATGTTCCGTAGGTAGCTATAAGAATTTTATTTTCTCCTTTCGACATTCTAGATTTATATTCTTCTCTTAGATTTTCTGACGTGTCCCCATCAACATAAAACACTTCTTTATCCGAAGTTTTTTCTCTTAAGAGATTCCAAATATTTTTTCCATATTCGTCTTTTACCGATTGGAAAAGAACTAAAGAATTCTTAGAAGTTCTAGATATAAAATCGACAACGTAATTTAACCTTATTTTACTTTCAATTACTAGTTTTCTTTCGAGATTATAAACGTCATTTCCCTCTAGATTGTTGGTGTTTAATTTTAGATCTGCAAGCTTTTCTTTATATTCCTGATCTAGCCAATCCATAATAACAACTTTTACATAAACTGGGGTTGCATAATTATTTTGGAATAAAAAATTCGGGGATATCTCCATGATCAAAGGACCAAGGAATTGCTGTATGGTAAGATGATCTGCAGTTCCTCTTTTTGTTAGAGTTCCGGTTAGTCCGTATCTCCATTTAGCATGCATACACTTAGAAACTATCTTCTTGATCGAATTGGAATTAGTATAATGAGCTTCGTCTATAAAAACAGCATCTACCTCTTCAAAAAAATCAGCCTCCTTTTTAACTAGAGATTGAAAGGTTCCTATTATAACATCACAATCCCCTCTTAATTTACTACCTCCCCCTATTTGTTGAACTCTAGATCCCTCCAATTTATCTAGACCGTAATCTATAAAATCATCATTTCCCTGAAATACTAAATTTGTAGTAGGAACTATCATCAAATACTTACGTATTAGCCCCATAGATTTGAGGTACGCAAGTATCATGAAAGAGATTAAGGTTTTACCACTAGAGGTGGCAACTTCGCTTATGGAGTACCTATATTTAATTATTTTCCAAGCTGTTTCTATTTGATAATCCCTTGGCATTTTTTCAGGATCTCCTCCTATACCGCCTTCGAAAAATTTATTAATCCATTGGGTAAAATCTTCCAGTGTTAGATCTTTTAAGATTATTCTATCTAAACCATTTATCTCTATTTTAATGGAATATTCTTCTCCTATCTGGAGAACTTCTCTCCAAAGACCTATAGGTATTTTCCAAAATCCCCCCTTCTTTTCTATGAAACAAATTGATCCGTCCCACAGCTTTTTTTTAACTAATGGATGAAAATAAAAATTGTGAATTTTTTTAGTCAAAGAGATTTCAATCTGCTTCTTTTCCACTTCATCCTCAAAATCTAAAAGAATCATCCACTGTTCGTCGTCAGAAATCTGAAATCTTAGCATGGGTTATATATTATTTTACAGTAGATCCCCTCAAATAGTCTTCAAGAGAAATCCGACTTTTTATACCATAAAGCATGTGATCTACCGTTTGAACTGTTTGATCTATAAATTTTCTATGTCCCTCTACTAGCTCTAATTTTTCTACTATCTCAGAAAGATCGCCTTCAACTAGGGTTTTTATCTCGTTAGCTCCGTATCTAAAATTTGAATTTTCCGAATAGTCTTTAGTCTTTTTATTTCTTTCTGTTCTGTATCTAGAATTAAGTCTAGCTATAATCGAAGCTAATTTATAGCTATACTCTAGAAGAATTTGTCTTTGAGTAAAAAGATCAATCTGAGCATTTGCTACAGTTTTTATATCTTTTAGCTGAAGAGAAATTACTTGAATTTTTTCCTTCCATTCGAATCTCTCCTGCTCGAATATTTTCCTAAAATCTACTTTATCGTCCGACATTAAAATAAGTTTTTATTGTTCTTTTTATTCTTTTTAGTTTCTACCACTTTAAAAGATTTGTCCATTTCCTTTTTCTTTGGAACTGGTTCTTTTATTATAGGATCCTTAAACTCTATAGTTTCCCCTTCTAGCGGATCTTCTTTGATCTTTAAAGGAAATTTTAATTTAGGAGAAGAATCATCAATTAATTCTTTTTCCCATGAATGAGTTTTATCCTCCGTAATAGAAGGATCCTCACCTGACAAAATATCTAAGGTCCAGTACATCTTTAGTAAAATAATTATCAAATCTTTTTATCTTCTTTCCTGAAGATCTTAAATGTATTACTAAATCATTAAGATCCCATTTTTTATTCTTCGTTATTTCGTGCTCTTCCAGAAATTTTCCCCAGTTAAATACCATTTTTCCTTCGCCCAAAAGTTCTATGGATTTAGATATACCTGCATTATCCCAGTCATACCAATACCTTAAATTATTAACCCCAAAAGGAAATCTATTTTCTATAGAGCAAAGTCCTACGGAATTCCCCCAAATCCAGGAATCCATTGGTCCCTCAAATATGGTTATGTCCTTTCCGAAATCTAAAAACCCAAGTCCAAAAACATGGGAAACCGGATCAACTTTTTGAGCTTTCCCTATTATGGATTCGTCATTTATTCCGAGCAATTTAGAATAAATCCCGCTTAGTCTATACGTAAGGTATTTAGAAGATCCTTTTATAGAATTCATATTTCTAATTTGTAAACCCATTATTTTATTATCCGGAGTTAAATTGAAAAGAAATATTCTTTCTTTTTTAGGATCCCATGCAAATCTAGAATCGGGAGACTGGTGTCTTCTCTTTATATAAACCAGTATCTTGGAATCCTCGACATTTACTAGATTTAAAGATCTACAAAAGTCATTTCGGTCTATTAAAACCGAATTAAAATCATTATCTATAAAATAAGAAAAATCTATTTTTCCATAAGAATTATTTTTCTTACTTTTGTTCTCCTCTAATATTTGAGAAATTTCTTTCTTTTCTCCCCCAGATAAACTACCATAAAGACCAAAATCTTTAAAGAAAGAGATCGAATCTTTAAATACCCCACATCCTCCATTATAACATTTATAGGTGAGAGTATCCAGATAAAAATTACCTCTTTTCTTTCTTGGATTCTTACTGTCTCCGCAGTAAGGACATGCTATATTTAATCTATTTAAAGATTTAGATATATTCTGTTTTAGAGGAAAATCGGAAAATTCTTTTCTCAGAACACCCGAAACTAATTCTTCAATTCTTGAAGCTTCCATTCTATTTAGGATAAAAAAGGCAGCTTAAAAGCTGCCTTTAGTTATTTTTTATCTATTAAAGATCTGCGTAAAGATCATCTAGAGAAGATATTCCTCCTGAGCTATTAGGAGAAGCTTCTGTCGTGTTATCTGAAGCTGATTTTGTATTAGATGCTTCGCTGTAGAAGTTATTAAAATCCGATATTTGTTCGGAAGTAGCCTGAGTTCTAGGAGCAGACTCCGATTGTGATGTATAAGATTGTACCGGAGAAGTGTAAGAATTATTAGATGGAGTAGAAGGTGCAGAAGAAACTCCTCCAATAACTTCATTAACTAATCTTCCTTCGGGAACAGAATTTCTAATCACCGACATAACTCTTTGAGTTGTAGAATCGTCCCAATCCTTATAATCGAAAGAAGATAAATTCTTAGGACCATTGTTAAGATAATCAACGATCTTTTTCATATCTCCTTCGCTTCTTTCCATAGGAATTCCTTCGATTTTGATAGGAGATGGGTTTCCAACAAAAGAGCAAAGATCATAATTGTTCCATTCCCCAACCTTTCTTACTTGGATAGCAAATTCTCTACCGTTAAATAAATCAAATGGATTTGAAGGGTCCCCGTATTCTGGTTTTAATTGTGCTTCGATCATGTCATTAAGTTTTTTACCAAACTTAAAAATCATAATCTTTCCTTCTAATTCAGGTGAATTTTTATCCTGAACTATTTGAATCAAAGCATAAAAATCTTCTTTTCTAGAAAAAGACTTAGCTAATTCTTGATCTGCTGCAGAATGAGAATTTTTAAGTTTCCAGAAAAGATCTTTTACGATTGATTTTTTACCCACAGTCGAAGGACAGTCTACAGGAAATGATTCTCCGGAAACCGGATCATTCAAGTAAACATAATATTTGTGGATTTTAGATTTAGCCGGATCTACCGGATTAGGAACAAAACGGATTAAAGATTTATAAACCCCGTCTTTCCCATTTTCAGGATATGGTTTATAAAATTCCAAATCCTTTTCAGATTTTGCATTTACTTTAGTTACTAAAGAATCTGCGCTTAAATTAAAGATGTCCAAATTTTCCATAATTGTTTTTTTAAATTTTTAAATTAATACATAAATTATACACTAAAATCAGAAAAATATTTCCGATTATTTTAAATTATTTTTTAAAAATAAAAGAATCCAAGTTGCATCTACTATATCATCTACCGGTTTATTTACTACTTTCTTTGGAGTTATCCACTCCTCCCGATTTTGTTCCAGTATTTGGGTCAATTCATTCATATTAGTTCCCTCCTCTTTTAAATCAACCAAAGCATGGTAAAGTTCATCCTTTTTGGCATTTCCCTTTACTGCAAACTTTTTAATTGATGTGGGAGAAAAAACATGAAAATTTTCCACTCCTATAGAATTGATGATTCTTTCTCTTAGTAGAGCAGTAGCCATTGCTATATCAACAAGAGAATTACCATTTGAAGAAAAGCTAAGACCTTCCATAGCCACCTTAAATGGTTCATCCCCTATCTCCTTAGAAATTGCATCCCATAGATTATCAACTATTTCTAAAAAATATTCTATTTTTACCCTTTCCCTTTCGGAATATTCCGAGGGGAGTTCTTTTTTATCCAAAAAAATAAATCTTAAATTCTCCATATCGCCAAGAATTGCGAATGGCTTTTTAGAATTCTTTTTAAGAGATTCTTCTGTTCTGTCCGATCTTGTCAAAGACCCCCAAATATACTTATTGCCTTTAAGACAACAAAAAGAAGGGGAATTGATCGAAAAATCTATCCCGACTAAATTCATGAAAAGTTATTATAGATCAGCAGATTCTTTTTGTCCTACACTTCCAGTGTAACCGTACTCTTTAGACAACTTATCAAAGCAAGCTTTCATTTGTTGGTCAGAAAGACAATCTACCAAATCATTTAAGACTCTTTGATCGTTACCTGAAGCTGCTATTAGAGCATTTTTCATTTGGTCTTTTGCACTATAAAGTGGTTGACCGTACTTCATTTCATTAATTTCCTTCAATTCCGTAAAAGTTCTCATAATTATTATTTTTTAGTTTATATATCTTTTTTAAAATATTTTTATCCGTATATTTGTTTGATGTAGCAATTAATTATCCTTTGAGAAGAAATCTCAGGGATAGTTACTGTTGTTAAAAAGAAAAAATCGTTAGCATATAGAAAATAATTGTAATTTTCGAATCTAACCCCTTTAGAAAGTCCTATTAAATCATTTAAATATATGTTTCCCTCATTTCTAAATACTGTGTTTTCCGGGAGAATTAATTTTTCCAGATGAACAAATCCTCTATTAGAGAAACAAACATTTTTTGGGATATAATTAATATCTTGTAAATCCACACTTGAATGCCCAGTAATTATTAAAATCTCTCCCTCTTCTTCATAGGGATATTTTCTGATGTCCAATAAACTTTTAAATGATTTTAATTCTTCTTCTTCGGTCATATCTCCATTTTTATATCCAGATAATTACATTTAAAGCCAACAGAGAATGCAGAAAATTGAGGATTGTTTGAAGTGTAATTAAGTTCTATTTCCCCAAAGGAAGTAAAAAGAACTTCTTGAAAAACAACAGAAGCTACTATTCCTCCCTGACTATCCATTATTCTTATAGGAAGATTCACCAAGAAGACATCAGGATTTGAAAAATTTACAAAATCTAATATGGTATCTAGCATTATCCAATAGCTCATAAATCCGTCAGTCATTTTCATATTGATGCTAAATTCTTTACTAAATAGATCTTGAACTGGATTAGATCCTTTATATGCAATTTTCTTTCCTAATTTTCTTACTTGTTCTACAGAATCCAAGGCTAAACTAGGAAAAGAAACCGACTGTATAGTACTATTTATATACTGATCCACAGTATCAAATGGAATTGGCTGTTTTTTTATATAAGGTAAATATTTTTCTGTAACCCTCGTCGGGAAAAATCCCCTAGGGAAGTTAAAATAAAAGCTATTTCCTCTTGGATTTAAAATCATTTATTATATTTGGTTACTAAGTTTGGATTTTATGTTAGATATATTCGAAGGAGTATACCCTGTAATTCCACCATTTGTTGCTTTATCATAATCCCCTAAAAATTTATCTTTTGTAACCTGAGGATATTTGGAATATAAATCTACCAGTTGGGTATTTATAGTATTTAGGTTCAGGGTGCTTGAATTTTCGATAAGTATATTCTTTATCTCTGATATTATAGAATTAGTTAAGTTTATTCCCGCCTGAGATTGATTGAATCCGCTATTTCCCAGTGTACTATCTGGTTTAGAAGCAGGGCTCAGCAAATTAATAGAAGGTTTTGCTGGGGATTTAGAAGGAGCATTTATCGGTCTTTGTAAAACAGGTCTTACTATTTCTTGTTCAGGAGAAATGTCTATAGGCGATGAAGGTTCACTATCCCCGGAAGCTTTCCAATATCCCCAGTAGAGAACAGAATTATTATTATCGTCGGAGGAAGATTGGGATCTTACTTGATTTAGAATATTAGCCCTCTCTGATATTCTTGATTTGATACCTTTTTTAGACGAAGAATTTATCCTTTCTTCTACATTTAAAGATCTATTAAGATCTAAAGAGTTTGACGGACTTTGAATTTGTGGACCTAGAGTTATAAAAAATCTCTTATCCGTCAGTAATAATATTCTACTAGAAACGGATTCGTCTATTCTAAATAAAACTTCTCCCTTTGAAGGATTCGCTAAAGAATTATTCGTAACCCCATTTACGTTTAATTTTTCCCCTTTTTTTAATATAAAAGACATTCTAAGAATTCCTAAAGTTGTAAGATCTAATGGCAAAATATTTTCAGTCCCATTTTGTTTTACTTTTTGGACAAATTTAAATTTATATAAATTCTGAAAAGGAGAAACATCTATATAAACTTTTCCAAATCCTAAAGCAGTAGTATCCGAAGTAGTATCCTGGGACTGCGAAGCCCCGTTTGAAACTGTAAGATTTCTAAATGAGCTATTTACTAAATTTTGATCTATTATATTGTTTATGTATTTTAGTCTTTCTATTATTTTTACTGGATAAGCTGCATTCTCGTTAAGTAGGTTCTGCTGTCCATAAACTTTATTGTATATTTTTTGAACCTGGGGAAAACTAGAAAGTCTAATCGGAGTGATATTAACTCCCCACTCAGAAGGATTAGGAGACGTATAGGATCCTATTCTTATTACTCTAGACTGATCTTTATTGTTTACCAAAGACATTATATACCTAAGGGTAAAACTTGCAGCCACTCCTGAATTTCTAACTATAGGTCTATAGAAATTTGGAACATCATATGCTGTGGTCTGTATACTTTCGAACCGGGAAGTCTCTATGAAAGAAGCTCCTATTTGTTCTAAAACCTGTATTTGGTGAGATATAAAATAGCTATTTCCTATAGAATTTTGAAAAAGTATAAAATCTTCAATAAACCCTTCATTGTCTGTTGCATAATACTCGAAAAATTGACCTTGGTCCGATTCTTTTATGGTTGCTCCTATATTGGAAAAAGGGTCTTCTTGTTCTAAAGATAATAATGCTATATTAGATGTGTTATACCTATTATACCCATTATAAGTATCTATATTTTGTACCTCATCAAAAGTAATTCTTAAAGGAGCTCCGTATATAAATCCTTTACCACTTTGACTGATAAGTCCTGCTAAAGTACTTGGTTTAAAGAAATCAGAAGCAACGAGATATTTATCGTTCATGTCCTTGAGATTAGGAACTTTAATTTCTAAATATTTATCATATATAGCAGATCCTATAGTTATCGGACTTGGGTTAAAATCATAATCTTGATTAGTTCCTTTTTGTATTAGAATTTGGGATACAGTTACATAATTTCCATTTTGGTCTGGAAATCCTACTCCTACTATTAATCCGTCTATATTATTTAAATTATATCCTGCTCTTATATGATATCTAATGCTATCATATACAACAGAAAGATTAGAAGGGAAAACTATCGGAAGATCTACGGTATTCGTTAATTTCTCCGAAAAATCATTAAAGGGAATTATTGAATTTGAATCTAAAGAAACATATGATGAATCGGATATTTTAACTACACTATTATTTGGTGTATTATTAGTTATTGAAGAATCAGCAGGGGGATTAAATATTTGAACGGAATCCGAAATAAATCCATTTATTAACTTATCATATCCAACATCGGTCGTAAATCTAGTTTCTGGGTTAGGCTGATCTGCATATCTATATTCCATCAATAGATATGAATTAATTTGGACGAATTTAGAGGTGTAGCTAAAAGACATATTATTTTCCGAATTGTAAAAATTTAGGAGAGTATTGAAGACCTATGCCTAGATAAATTCCAGGGCCTATTCCTTTCTGATTTGCTGCTAGTCCTATTCCAAAATTAACTCCTATACCATAAGGTTTTCTTGCTGCCTTTAAAGCATCTCTGTTTTCTTTGGTATCCAGGATAGTAAAAGAATTTATATCTTTAAATTCAATATTCGGGTATTCGGTAGAAACTCTAGTCATTAATCTCTTAGTCTCAGAATCCCTGTAAATTCCTGTAGTTATTTCGATACTCTGCTTTATATCCAATTCCGCCTTTCCCGGGTTTAACTTAGTAAACACCAGATCCGTCTTGTCGCTTTTTATGACATCGAAAGTATATGGTATTTTTCCCGATATAGTTAAACTATTATTTCCCTTCATTTGAGGAGAATGCGTGAAAGTTATAGATTCTTTACCGTCTTTATCTTTTTCTACTCTAGTCGGAACATCAATAAATCTATCAACATAAACTATCTGAATTTCTGTTATTACAGACGGGGTTTCTTTTTTCCCGTTGGATTTTAGACCTAATTTTTTTATTAGATCTTTTTGTTCGTCTGTCAATTCGGAAACCTTCATTTCCATCGCAGATTTTTCGACTACCAAAAGATCTTTTTCTTTCTTTATGACTCTAACCGAATCCTTCATCGCCAGATAATTATTATGTTGTCTTTTGGAATCTGCTTCAGCTCCATTTGCTCTTTCGCATTGTCTTATCGAAAGGAATATTAAAAGAATTATTATCCCAATTAAAACTAATCTATTGGAGACTATTTTATACATAGATTCTAAAGTTTCACTAACTTTTTTTATTTTGCTTTTTCTGTCTTGATTTTCCATGTCATTGATAAAGGGTCTAATTCTCCTTCCCCGTATTTTTTAGCCATCTTTTTGCAGAATTCCATTTCGGTTTCTCTGCAAAATTCAAGATCTGAAATTAGATTAGAAGATTGGGTTTCTAAAAATTGAATCTCTTTTTCTACTTTAACTATTTGAGAATGTATATCTATAAATCTTTTAGATAGATTTAGTATTTCATCCTGTTCTTTTTTATTTAATTTTTTCATAGTTTTATTTTTATATCAGAGGATCCAAAATCTATTTCTCTTTTACTATATATTTTTTTAGAAAAAGATAATTAATTCCATTTTTATCTGGAGGAGATAGGAGGTACTTGGTTCGCTTCTATGGCATACCGATTAGTCATTTCTAATATTCCTCCAGATCCGTCACACGTTTTCCAGAATATTCTTCCATTTAGATTACCGGAACTTCCCTGATAGGCCCAAAATAAATCAACATAAGAACACGCAGAAGGAAAATCGAAATATACTCTTCTAACTTCACTTATAATTGAGCTGGAATAATAATAGTTGAAAACTATCCCTTTTATTTTTTTATTCCCAAGAACCGTATCATTTAAATAAACCCTATATTCGTTTCCTTCCCCTGAATAAAAAACTGGCTCTAATGATTGCTGATCGGAAGAGGGAATCCATATATAAGGATTTGCAGTAGGATACAATGCTGAGTATATGGTAGCCACTATCATATTAGAATTCCAGTTCGAAAGGGAGGAAATGTTTAAAATGTTATTAAGGGGGATCCCAAATCCGGCTGATGGATTGTTCCTATTAGAATACGAGATAAAAGTTTGGGTAGATCTAGAAACTAATATATTATTTAATCTCTTTACGTGATAAGAGTAAGGACCTGAAGTAGCACCAGGTGGAACCCCTCCGGTTTCTCCAAAAACGACTTGCTTGTGATTTCCTGAACTCGAAGATCCGGAAGGAAGACCATATAGAATAGATCCCCCACTTATTCCGGTAAAATCAAAAACCCTTGATATGATTGAATTTGAATCTATGGATATTCCTCCAAAATATTTATCGGTAGAAGATCCCGAAGGTGTAGAGGATAATACATAGGTTCCTCCGCCCATAATTCCCGAATTGTATGATATTTCGGTTAAAGTTTTTGTGTATAATTTAGATGTGTCTACTCCAAAATTTAGGGAATTTATTAAAACGGAATTTATTGTAAAATCGGTAAAAAGTCTAATCCCTGACCAATCAGTTATCAAATTTAAATTACCTTGGGTTGTTGAATAAAAAGAATCTCCGTTTAAAATCAAATTTCCTCCTAATATAGAATCATCAGAAGACATTTCTAAATCCAAAAGAGATCCTATTGATAATTTCCCTGGGGATTTAAATAAAAAATCCGATAACAATCCCGTATTTTTCCAATAAAAAGAAGGGTACTGGGATAAACTGCTATTAGATTTTACAAAAGAAAAAATAGGGGTATCTACCTGATCAGATGTGGATATTAAAAGTTTGGAATTATTTGGATTTACGTCCGAGGGGGAAAAATAAGTATCGCTTATAACCAAGGAAGTTTGATCTGGTGTATAAGAAGGATTTATCCCTATTGCAGATTTATCGGTTAGTCCTAAAGGACCTACTATTCCCGAATAAACATCGAAAAAATCTGAATTAAATAAAGAAAACCCGGTATATAACCAAGAAGAAGAATCTCTTTCATAGACATCACCTAAGGGGGAAGAATCATCTATCCACAGATCAAATTCCTGTGGGATTTGGGAAGGAAATGTTGTCCCTCTAAACCACTCAGATGCTCTATCGCCTGTATTACCAGTTGCCCCTATTCTTCCAGATGGTCCTGGGATCCCGGTAGCTCCTTTAGGCCCTATTAGTCCTTCATGTCCAATAGCAAAAGAAAGTATCTGATTAAAATTGTAATTAGACTTATCTTTTATCTCTTTTTCAGAGTCTCCTAAATTTATATATTTCGTATTAAAGTGCATATTTGTTAAGGTGTAGATCCATTAGTGTATAATTCCCCGCATACCGGACTGGTTAAACTTCCTCCCCATGCTTGATACAAAACTTTAAACCATCTATCGGTAGGAGATGTTCCCGATGAAGTTTTACTTAAATTTATTATAGTAAATTCCACAGAAGTACAATATTCTGATACCCCCAGATCCCCTATACCTGTTCCTACCGGGGCTGTTATTTTGGTCGAAGAAGTATTTATGGTTAAGAATCTAAATCCTTGTGTATTTACGTTAGAATGTATTCTAAAATTAATATATTCGTTTTGGTTTATGAGATCTGTCCATCCTTTGGATGCATTAATATCTGAAGGCGTCCATAAAATTATTCCCCTTTCCTGTAACGGAAATGTACTTACGGAAGGAGGTATCAAATAATAATCAATTCCTTTATTTACATTAAAAGAACTAGAGCTAGTCTGTCCATTTAAGGATACAGAAGGATTAAAGATTATATATTTGTCGGCAAAAGGTGAAAGCGTGAATTGAACAGAGGAAGGGGATTCCAAAGGATGTAAAGGATAAACCGCTTTATCTATTTTAAAATCGCCTTTTCCTGAAATCTCCAATATGGTATTAGAAGAATTTGTAGCTTTAAATAGGGTAGAACCTGATCTAGTAGAAGGGTAAACTTCGTCCATTTTATAATAGAGATTCCCTAGATCTATGTTTTTAGATATAAGGTTAAGAGAAGGCTGTGAACCTGTAGTTCCGGATGTTTGAATATCTAGAGTTGTCGTCGTGTTAATAGTAAATAATGTATTAACCGGATAATAAATATTTTTTCCGCTAAAAAGTAGGCTTCCCGCTCCCGAATTTACATTTATATTTAGATCCCCGGTAGGAGAATTAGAGGAGTAAATTCCATTTATATGTGTATTTAGTCTATAACCTAAGGAAAAAGATGCAGATTTTAGTATAGCGGATCCGGATAGAGAATTTAGAGAAAAATCTCCTCCGAGATCAAATCCTAAAGATTTAGGGGAAAGAAAATTAAGAGCATAATTTCCTTCAGTTGCGGTTGGCCCGGTTGACCAAAAGAAATAAGGGGTTTCCTGATTGAACGAGGTTCCGTGATAATCTCCTTTGGTAAATTCTAGTATTCTTCTATTTAAATTTTGCGAATCTGTAGATATTACAAATTTAGAATACTGTGGATTTGCAGTAATGGATCCATTAGAAAGATAAGAATCGCTAAGGACCATTGTCGTCAAAATAGGATACGGAAGAGATATAAAGTATCCCCCTTTAGAAGAAGGGCCTGATGAAGTCTGTATAGGACTATATTCTCTAAATATATCAAGGGAATTTATATTGATTGAATATAAATCCCAATTTTCTGTAGAAGAATTATATACTCTTATCTCATTATTGTTTGAGGGATTCATCCAATAATCTCCTTCCGAAGGATTTAAAGGAGGTGAATCTAAAATGGTCCATATGTTTCCTCTTTTACCTTGAGGGCCAAAAGACCCTTTAGGACCAGAAATTCCAGGATTACCGGATTTTCCTTCAGGACCCATTTTTCCATAAGGTCCGCCATCAAAAGAAATTATTTGACTAAAATTAAAATTAGTCTTATCTACTAAATTCTTTTGCGAATCTCCTTTTTCTAATAATAATAGTTTAAGTTCTTTCATATATTAATCTATATATCGAAATAAAAAGAACCCCCGGATCCTCCTGAGCTTCCGTATGCTAAATAGCTTACACTAGTACCTGAACCGGTTGCTCCCCTGGATATTACAAAATCAACACAAGTTGCATAGAAAGGTAAGGTAGCAGCTGTGACCATATTTGCGGAGTTCCTCCCATATCCAATATATCTAAATCCAGAAAAAGGAGTAGACCCTCCAGGATTTTGGCTACAATAAGCACTGAATCTTATGGATTCTCCCCTTTGTATCCCCCCGGTAGACCCCCATGAATAATCAGCATATGAATATACACCTATCCCGCAAAGAGAACTAGAATATGCGTTGATATAAGGATTTATAACAGCTATATTTCCATTGGATAACCCAAAAGGTCTATAGATTGTTGAGGTGGGAGAAGCCTGTGGAGGGGAAGAAGTTCGGGATACCAGATACCAAAATATCGTGGTAGATCCAGCAGATGAAGTTGCCCCGAAGGTGGATAAAGGATAAGTTACTCCTCCATCTACCTTATTGGTTTTTATTTTCCCTTTGGTGTCTATAGTAAATTGGGATTCAGAAGCAGTTGGGCCACTAGATTCTAGCATTACATTGTAAATCGAATGAGAAATACTATCATACGTGTCTACCGTTCTCTCTGTCTTTAAAGCTCCAGTAGATCCTGATTTTACATATATGCTGGGGCTAGGAGAAGACAGGACCGGAGAAAGAGACAATGTTCTTTCTATAGAAGAAAAAGTAGGTCCTATTTCTATATTATTCGCCGATATGTTAGTATTTCCTGAGGGGAAAGATAAATTTATTCCTCCTGTTGCCCATATATTAAAAACCCCATCAAAGGTAATTCCGGTGTAAGATTCTATAGATATATTAGATGCTTTTATATCTATCCCTCCGCTTCCCCCAGTATAAAATTTTCCTCCCGGAATTTCTAAAAGCAAATCAACATTAGAAGGACTAAAATTACTCCATGAAAAATATGGGTGACTTGTATAATCAGATATTGTTCCATTTTCTAAATCGCTTTTAGAAAATTCCAAAAGAGGTGCATCATTAACTGAGTTATCTGTAGATATAACAAATTTAGAAAGATTTTGATTTATAAGAGGTGAATTTTCTGGGGATTCATCTCCTACCACAAATGTATAAAGAGAGGGTGAAGATTTATTTTCTGTTATTGCTACTCCAGAGGATCCTCCTAAGGAATTATATAGAACGTCCCTAAACAAAATATCTTGGGATGATAGAAAATATCCGGTATCCACCCACCCCGAATCCGTAAAGATATAAATCTTAGTAGTCGATATTTCCACCCAATAATCTCCTTCGATTGCATATGTTCCGGTACCTCCTGGCTGGGAAGACCTAACAAACCATCTGGTTCCTCTTGGTCCAGAAATACCAGTAGCTCCTTTTTCCCCTAGTATTCCTACCGGACCTCTTCCACCGGTAGGCCCTCCATTTCCTTGAACTCCCCCGTGTATTTCTATGAGATCATCAAAATTATTGTTTAATTTCTGTATTATCTCATTCTGGGTATCCGAATAATTAAGACTTTTTATATTTGTATTTGGCATATCTAGATTTTAATAATCGGTATAGAAAATGAAAGAGAATAATTAAAGTTTTTCTCCATATCAAAAGAAAAATTATAGGTTAAATTATTTATTCTAGTTAGGGTATAATTATTATTTAATGAATATCCCGTAGTAGCCCTTTGGTAAGAAGTTATATCGCCCACAACTAATTTAGTAATCGGTATAGTTTCAGATGCAGTTTTCTTTACGTATAAATTAAAATTCCCCCCTTCATAAGCTGGAGCTATATTAAGATCTATGTAATTATTTATATCATCATTTATTGAATTAGGATCCCCTACTCCAAATTCTGAAATTATATTATTCTGGAATACATTTTTTATTCCGGAATTTAAAAGAAATCTTCTTAGTATTCTATCCAGCCTCAGTATTCCGATAACTTTATTTGTATCCGTTAGATACTGATAAAATACCTCTACGTCGGGAAATAAAGATTGATTTAAAGAGGATATATCAACTCCAGAAAGATAAGTTCCGGCAAATCCTATCCCTGTTCCTGTGTTATCCTTATTAACATCCTGAATTGATTTAATAAAAGAAGAAGCTGTGGAATTTATAGAATTTACAGAATTCGTTCCTGTTGTTCTAGATACCTCGAGAACTATATAATTATTAGAATAAATTTCAAAAGGAGTTTTCATTATTTTAGATCCCATAAATGTTTTATCCTCTTTCATCGATCTTGTTCCCGCAACTTCAATAGAAGATTCAGGTAAAACGAATCTTTCGTAATATCCAGGGTCCCAAGAAGAAGAGAACACATTAAAATTCTTTTTGGATATTGGGGTTTGACCTACTAAAGGGTAAACACTCCCTTGGGGAATATTAGCGGTGTCCGATAATATGTTTTGCCCTAAATCAACTTTAGTAAAACAAAGATTTCTGGATATTCCAAAATAGTATTTATCCGGGGCAAAATTACAATTTCTAAAAGAAAGATCTATAGAGGTATCTCCTGCTATGGTATCTGATTTATCTCTATCAAAGTGTATTATTTTTCTAAAAATAGGTTCATATTTTCCTGAATATCTAATTAAGCTAGATGCTAGATTTGGATTTTGATTCACCACTATCTCATAAGAAGTAGGATCGTTGGATCCTAAAGTTATAGGTCCAGAATAAGAAGCTACTGGTACAGATCCCTGCGGTTTTAAAATTAGATCCGGACGTATAAAAGATATTTCGAAAGAATCTGATGTTTCTACAGTGCTGGAAGTTTCAGAATCCCACGAGTAAGTCTTATACTTTATATATTTTGAATTATTTTGAAGCTCTTGAAATATGTATCCTACAGTTGTTCTATTCATTATAGAATTATAATATCTAGATCCTCCTTCTACCTGGAAAACCGGTTGATCCTTGTATATTGAAGAAGGACCTATAGGAATTGTAGCAGGAGAGACAAAAGAGTATGGTATATTAAAAGTATAGTCAGGGACTGTTGTTATTTTTCCAAATTCTATAGAATTTGAATTAACCCCTATAGGCCAAGGATAATTTAACCCGGTAGAAATAGTAGGTGCATAGAAACTTAAAATTCCTGTAGAGGGAGGTGCTGAAGTTGCTCCGGGTGAATTAGGAAGAAAAACACGGGAAATTTCTTCTCTAAGGTCAGTATTATAATCCGGATTTGGTATGGAATAAATAAGTCCGCTAGGACTAACTGTATTCACCGAGCTTCCCGATGCAAGAGAAAGGTCTAATGCTACACTAAGTTTTATATCGTCTATTGAATTAAATTTTTCTCCGTCTACTAAAGGGTATGTCAATTTCTCCTTGTCTGATAAAGTGTACAAAAGAGTATAATCTAAAATAGGATTAGCCCCTGTTCCTCCAGTGTACCCAAGTTCTAAAGATTTTTGATCTTTTACTACAACATCACATACAAAAAGTATAAACTTCTGGGATGCATTTTCTATTATTTCGTATTTTACTGGGCTTTGTATTATAGAAGAATCTTCTGGTATAGCTCTAATAATAGCTGAAAATTTATAATCTTCAAATCCTTTATATCCGGGAACGTATCTATCCGAGTTCTCCGGATCTTTTCCCCGAACATCCGATCTCTTTTTTATTACAATTTTTACCCCTCTAAATAAAGTTTCGTAGTATTGGCTGGATTTATTATAGATAAAAGGAGTGAATAATTCTTTAGTGTAATTTTTCGTATCCGAGAATTCTATAGAATAATCTAAAGGTTCTACTGTAAAATAAGAGGGGAGATATAAAGAATCTACAGAATTTGGATCTGCATTCTTAGCTTTTGTTATATTTATTTTTTCCGGCAAATAACTATTCTGATCCCCCATATATTCTATAGGAAATTTATAAGGTGGTTGTTCTAAAAGAAACCATTCATTTGTCATGTATTTAGGATCCCTTATGTTTTTCTCCGGAGAAGGAGAAAAATTAGTAGGGGTAAAAGCAGGAGTACTATTTAACCTATAAGAATTTCCTCTAGAATCTATACCAGATTGGTATGCCCATTTATTTATAAAAGGAACTATACGAGAATAATTCGAAAATTTTATATTGTAATTCTCCAAAAGATAATCATATTCGGTATCCAATTTTCCGAAAGAAAATATTTCTTCTTTAGTTGAACTCGGAGAAGGAGTTCCAGGATTTAGCTTTTGAATTCCTATGAATCCATTAAAGCTATTTAAATTATTCTCATATTCTATTCCAGTGTAATTGGTTATAGAACTATTATAGACGGTATTAGAATATTGGGAGGGGAATACAACAGAAGGAAGATTTGGATTTGGATTAACCTCATTAAATAAAGTAGATCCAGTGACCCCTGTAAAAATATCTCCTTGGGCATAGATAGTAGAATTGTAAACTATTTCTCCCTGTTTAACAAAGTAAAAAACTCCTGGGTCTATTACTCCTTCAGTTCCCGGCTGAATCTGATAATATTTATATGTTTCAGGAAATGGATTATAAGAATAACTAGAGCTAAAAAAATCAAAATCGAATTCTTTTGTGTCGAAAAAAGTAAAAACCCCGATTTTTAGTTCCGGAGAAGAATACGTATTAAAAGATTCATCGGACCCGAGATCTATTCTTGAATAATCATCTTCTATTTCAACTACCAATTTATCCAAAAATCCATTAAAAGAAATAACTTTTTTTGTATTTCCGTCTATCGATGGAGATTCTACATATCTTGTTACCGCTTTTATTTCATTAAATCCGGTTAATGTCTGGATAAAATCCCCTACCTGAACCTGATCTGAATAATCTATTCCGAATATAATCCTATTATTTCTGGTTTTTGTCCCGCCTACAAAATTGAAATTTTCATTAGAAGAAGAGACATCAATTCCCTTTATGTTGATATATCCGCTAGAGGAAAAAGTATAATAAGGATCCCAAGAAGAAGATTGATCCGGAGAAGTATTGAAATTTCCTATAGAAGGAGAAGGTACAGGAGTATTGGATTTATAATACTTATTTAAATACATTACTATATCTCCCGAAGAATAAGAATCTGTATTGTTCCATTCTTTTTTATAAGAAAGATTAAAATTATAATAATCATCAAATACACTAACAAAAAATGTAGAGTTACCATAAACTCCAGTATTTTTCAGTCTTATTACTGTGTACCCATCGTTGGATCCAGTATCCCAGCTAGTAGGATTTAATTCATCTAAAACATTCGCAAATGCTCCAGAAATGTCATCGACTCCGCCTAAAAATCCATTAAAATAATAAGAATCCCCTGTGGAATAATACGCTCCAGCAAGCCAAGGAAATATAGAAGAAAAATCTTTAGATTCTACTAAATCATATTTTCTTATTCCCTCTTTTTGAGATCCATTTTCCCAGTATATCTTAAAAGTAAGAGTTAAGAAAGGATCGTAGGGTTTTAAAAATTCTATATCGATATAAGATCTTCCTGCATCCTGAGGCTTTTCCCCTTTGATCGTGGATATTTTTTTACCAACCCCGGTAAAATCTAATAAATCCAACTTAGTGTCATGAAGGGATAAAGATCCAGCAGTAGCTCCTGTTGTTCCAGTCCCGCCAAATGTTAAAGTTGAATAGTCATAAGGACCGAAAAAGCTAGGAGAATTTAAATCCAGAGGATTATAAAATTCAGATCTTTTTAAGCTGTAAAAATTATCATTTTTATCGGTAAGATAAAAAAGTTTATTTGGGTCATTTACATTAACGTCATTAGATCCAGGAAGAAATCCGCTAGAATTCTCATAGAAGAATTTAATCCCTGAAGTTGCTCCCAAAATACTATTTTCTGTGTTGTAATAATATCCTACATTATTTCTAGAAGGTTTGGGAAGATTTTCATTTCCTGGTAAATCTTTAAATTCATAATAAAAATTACCATTAGTTCTAAGAGAAGCTATATCATTTCTAGAAACATACATACCGAAATATCGGTTTATCGTGTATATGTCAGAATCATCATCATCAAAAAGAAATTCTAAATTTAAAAGATTTGGACATATTATACCATTCCTAGAAAACCCAGAAGTGATATAATCTTCAAAATCTATCATAGTATCTGAATCTGCAGATCTCATATAATCATACAGGATTTCCCCCTTTGATGTGAAAATTCCATTATTCACATCTACTCCATTCCAATACGAATACCCATTCGGAGACCAATTTATATCTATCGGGGATTTAGAAAAATTATTATTATTTATTATAGATCTTATATAATTTCCTATTAATGTATTTTCTCTAAGGTCAAATGTTTTTATTGCTGTTGCATTTGGTAATATCTTATCGGAAAAAGTTTTTTCTATGTCTTTAACATTATCTAGATTGTAAAGCTCATCGAAAATAACTACTTTACCCGATCCTTCTACTGGGGTATAATTTAAAAAGGAAGGATTACCTTCAAATATAGATCCATTGTAATAGAAAATATCATTCCCTAAAGGATCCTTTCCATATTTTATTCTATAGTCCGGAATTCCTGTTTCTGGATTTAAATAAGAGCTATCGTAATCAGCAATTACCTTATAGAAGGTTCCGCCGTTTATTGAGGTTACATTTTCGGTATAAGAATAATTTAAAGGTCCAGGAACTTTAAATATAACAAAAAAATCAGGAAGCTGATCTCTTATCCACAAGGGGGAAAGATAGCTAAAAGCTTCTGGGTAATTTGGGTCTATAAAAAGAGAAGCTCCACTCCCGTAAAAAAAATCGTATTGCGAAGAATATTCTGTGGCTGTTTTAGTTTCTCCGTTTGTTTTCTTGGCAACTTCAAATATAGATTCTACGGGGGTTTGTCCTTGTTGAAAAAAATTATAGACATCTACATTAAATGAATTTTTTCCCGTTACGTTAAATTTTTTAAATCTATCTGAGCTTAAAGTCGAATTAGCAGAAAAAGTATTAAAAGAAACTGACCCCGAAGAATCCACAGTTATCTTAAGATTTCCTGTTATTTTAGGGTTTGTTCTTATTACAGAAAAGGAAGAATTATAATCGAATAATTTTGGTTCTGCCATTATATTTTTTATATTTTAATTAAGATCTACTAACGATAGCACTATCGAAATTAGGAGCAACTAATGTTTCATTCTTATAAGATCCCGTAACTTGTATATCAAAAGAAAAAGAGTCCTCGTTCTTTATTTGGATATCTATTCCTATTTTTTTAGTATAAGTTATATTAGAAAGATTTCCGCTTTTTCTAAATCCTCCGATATATCCTAATTTATCCACCGCTCTAAATTGGTAAATTAAAGGAACGTTTATAGCATTAACCTTTCCATTTTCTAACGAAATACTAGATAAAGCGCTTCTTCCTGGAACTTGAAGGAAAGAAGAATCTACTGGACTTAAGAATAGATAAGATCCGCAAGAGAATTTACCTATTAGGTATTCATCATTTGCAGAAAATCCTAGTTTATCTGCATACATTCTATCCTCTCTTCCTGCGGTAGGACCTGACGCAAAAGTTATAGGATCTCTATAAGCCTGCTGAACTTTATAATCTGAAAGAGAAGAATCACCCCAAAAAGTTTGCGTATGCCTAAATGGAGGATAAACCTTGGTATCTGAAGAATAAGGTTTTACTAATTCATCATATGTGGTATAAGTATTTGAAGATATTGAACTTACCAGATAAGGATGATCTATAGATATACAGAATTCTGAAACGTTTCCTCCCCCATTCGGAACATTTCCTGCCGTTCCCCCCGACCAAACTGCAGAAGCTGTAGCTCCTATCACAGTAATAGGGGTATTTGTGGGATCGTAAGGGGTAAGTACTGTTCCGTTCTGAGGATAAGTTCCTGCTATCCCGAAATTAGTTTGGGTTTGCCCATCGTAGGCATAATTTGGATCATACGAAGAAGTAAAAGCTCCTGGAATTGTAGGAGCAGCTGGCGAATCTCCTACAGGGGTATTTGTCGAAACGTTATTATCTATTGCACAATAAAGAATCTCATTTAGACCTACACTTTTAAATCTAGGGTATAAATACTGGGAATAAGAACTAGACGACGCAAAAGGAGAAACCTGTCTAAAATTTGTATTATCGGTAACCTCGGGAAGAGTTAAAGAGCTCAATGAAATAGGACACTGTCCATATCTTAAATTTTCATTATACCCTACCGGAGAAGATGCAGAAATGACATTAGGAGCTTTAACCGATAACCCTCCGGGAATAATAGAAACTAATTCTACCGCGGTCATTTGGGTATTAACTAGCTGTATACTATATGTTGTTGAAGCTATTTTACCAGCATCTAAAGTTAAAGGATTACTAAATATACTATCGTAAAATCCTGCATTTAAGCTAACTAAGGATCCTTTAGTAACATTAATAGTTTGATTGTTAGAATCTACTATATAAACTTCAAGAATTCCTTTCGTATTAGAAATCTGAGCTTTTAGAACTTCTATTTGATTTTGAAGATCCGATATCTTATCAAAAAGACTAATCACTGAGCCAGAAGATGTGTAATATCCACTAGCAATATTAGAAGAATTATGATAATAAGTTATAGATCCATCTGTAAATTGTTCAGATAAATGCTGGGGAAGACCTTGGGAATTTAAAGTCTGCTGAACTTTAATGACCGCAGAATCTTCATTATTTTTTATTAAAGTATCAGAAGCTCCGTTTACGTTTAAATTGTCGGGAAAAGATATAACAACCGAGGGGGAAAAATCTGAGGTTAATGGATTTTGAGGCCATCCTGCTTCTGATATTGAAGCTACCTGAATTTCAACTTTTTCTCCTTTAGTTATAGCAATATCTAATTGATTTATATTAACCGAATTAGCATTAGAAGGATCTTCTGTAGCCCAAATATAAATTCCTTTTGATGAGTCATAAACTTTTTTTCTCTCTGGTGTTTTGTATTCTACCCAGTTAGAAAAAGCAGCATTTTTTTTGAGTCCGTCTCTATCTGTATATTCAATTTGGTCTGTCGGCTGTGAAGATCCAGAATCAGAAAGATATCTATATCTAACCGTAAACTGAATAACTTCCTGCTTAGTTTCCCCGCTAATCTTAGGATCTGGAATAGGCCAAAACCCTCTAACCCTATATTTAGGTCTTTCTGTAATTTGAGGAACATCTCTAGTTAGAGTAGAAACCTCAGTTACTAAAGATGCATAGAGTTCTGATTTTTTAGATCTCTCCTCGGTTAAAGATTTTACATTATTTTCTAAAGAAGCTTTTTGATTTGTAAAATTAGAAAAAGTAGAACCATTTCCGGTATTTCTCCCTGAATTAAGATTATTTATCTGAAGTCTTGTTTGCTGTAAAGCTTGATCTATAGAATCTATTTCGCTTTTTAAAGAAGTTTTAAGCTTAAGTTTATCGTCTACTGTTTTTATAGACGTAGAATCTGTAACCTGTTTATTTATCTGAACTACTCTAAAAGAATCCTGAGTAAGAGAAGGAGTATTTGGAATTAAACCTTCTATTGCAGTTACGGTATTTTCTTTTGCAAGACCTATAAAAAGTTTTCCGAAATCAGAAACACTATTTTTATAATATGTTGTAAGATTAACTAGCTTTCCGTCTGAAGTTAAAGTTTCAAGTTCGCTAGACCAGAAAGTAATACCGGTAGACCAGGTAGAAGCAACTATATTAAAATCATCATCTATGCTTTTAAAGAAAACCCCTTGTCTCTCATCATTTCCTATATTAACATCAGCAAATCTATTTGCAAAATCTGCAATAGCAATAGAAAGAGAATTAGTTCCTAGTAGAACTGGTTGGTAGCCAGAAACTCTTTCCATCTGAACAGTAGAATCCGATATGTTAACGGAAGTAATTTTATATTTAGTTCCGTCTGTAGTAGAAAGGGTATCCCCATTTTTTAGGGTCTCTCCATTTGTCGTAGAACTGGTTGTATCTGTATAATTTAAAGAAGTTAATTTGTAATTTCTAACTGTTACCTGGAACGTATTCCCCGATGAGTCTGTCTGGTTTACAACATCATCTATAAAATTCAGAACCCCAAAATTACCTACGTATCTTATTTCTTTCAGCGGAAGATCTACTACAGCTTCATCAGTAAAATAAGAAATCCCAAATCCTTCCAAAGAAGATATAAATCCATCGTGAGTTATATCATTTTTTCCCTTGAGGTTTAAATCGAAGAAATTCTTCTGGGCATCTGTTTGCGTATTGGCTATTATCCTTTTAATTACTATCCTATCCGAATTTTCTGGTATTTTTCCAGTTACGTCCACACTCACATAAAGAAGAGGACTTAAAAAACTTTCAAAGAACCAATTATCTCTCACCTTAAATGAGCTAGGAACCTGAAGACCGGTAGGAGTTACTGGTTCTTTTAATGCTTTAGCTTTATAGATCTGAGAATAAGTTCCATCTGAATTTCTAACGGTTGAAGAATTTTCTTCTAGTCCAGAAAGAGCTTTTACGTTATTATTTAATCTCTGGATTTCCCCGCTCATATACCCGTAAGAAGGAATATTAACTGTTTTAGGTAATCCATTTTCGTCTAATACCTGTATGCTAACGGATTCATTTGTAGAAGTAGCTACCTCATTTAAGCCATTTATAATTTCTAAAGAGTTAGCTTGTAATCTCAAAAATTGAGATATCAAAGAGCTTATACTGTTATTTGTTCCTGCCATTTTTTATTGATTATCTGTCAAACTTTTTCCTACCGAATCAACTTGAAATATTAAATTTTGATCGTCTATACAAACTATGTCCAAAACGGGTTTATAATCCGATTGTGAAAATATAGAATCGTCTAAAACTATTATTGTAGTTGAATAGATTCCCCCCGAAGGAGAACTTAAAGGATAAAGACCCTGGGAATCCGTTACTATAGTTATTATAGAGGATTGAGGGTAAATCTTATCACCAAAAGAGATTCTAAATCTTTGTCCTTTTTTCCATTTATTTACACTGTCATCTATTCGGATAGTCATATCCCCGGTTAGATTTATATCTATACCGTTATTAATGTGTTTAAAATAATTGGAAAATTTTAATAGACCTATTACATTTTGACCCGTCTGAGTTAAAATTCCATATCCATTATCTTCTCCTATATTAAAATCTTGATTTGTATTATTTATAGTTACTACATTTTCTATACTCCGATCTACTTGAATTCCTACTCCTTGGTTAATGGTATTTAAATTATACGAAACCTCTACACTCGTTTCATTATTCAATATAGATCTGGTTAAATCATAATTCTGATTTATCAGATTTAATATTGATTGGGTATTATTGAAAAGAGCTTGATTTGCAGAAAGAGATTGTTCTATAGAAGATATTCTAGAATTAAAATTTATAGAATTTTCAGTTGTTAAAATAAGATTCTCCAAATAAGTTACCCTATTGGATAGAGTAATCAATTGAGAAGATAAATTATTTAAAGTGGAACTAGCTTCTTGGAAAACTGTTAAAGCATCCATAAACATACTCAGAGAGAAGGTAGAATAATCGTTTATAGCTTGTTCGACACCGGTTTGATCTATATTGGTATCAAATTTAAGATTTATCTTGAATCCATATGAATTCCCATTTAGTCCAGTAACGTTATTTGGCTTCTTCTTTTGGGTTCTGGGAATAAATATATCTCCGGAAGAAGAATTTACATCATCTAAAAATAGAACCCCATATAAATTAGTAGCTACATCTAACGGATCTGTAGGGTTGAAAACGTCATAGTATATTAAAGCTGCGTTAAATTCAAAATCTCCTGCTGAAGGTGTTGAGTTGTATTCTTCTAAACTAGATATAGAAGAATCTGTAGATATAGCTTTGTAAGAATCCGGATCGAAATCTATTCCTATGGAATCCAATTTGCTTCTGACGTATGTCAAAGAATTAGAATTTGCTGTTTTTGTTAATATGTAATTAGAGGGATCAACAAAAGAGGGATCTGAAAAATAAGTATTTGCAGTATCCCTAGGAGAATACCAATTTCCAGTAACGCCAGCATTAAGAGCAGTGTCTATTCTATTTGCTACAGGAGATCCTAGAACATCGTCGTCGTATATTGCAAGATTAGTTAAACCACTAGGATTATTTTCGGTATAATTTCTTCCGTATAAATACTCATCATTTAATGGATTTATTGGGCTGTTTGTCCATTGGTAATCTGGTTTATAATTACTGTCCACCACATTCTTAAATAAAACCGTTGGGGTATTTCCTGCAGACGTAGGAACATATACATAAACTTCAGAATAAGAATTATTATTATTGGTTACAGAATTTACTATATCCAAATTTCCTAAATACTGAACTACTCTATTATATGTAGATCCTGTCATCCCATAAGCACCAGTAGTACCCGCGGTAACATCTCCTTCAACATATCTCTTCTGTGTTATGGGAAGTCCTTCTGAATCATTGACCACTAAATTCTGATCCAGAGAAGAAGAAACCTCATTAGAATTTGAGGGTCTAAATCTTATGGCACCTATTTCTTTAAGCCATTTAAAAAATACCCTTTCGGATATATTTTGTTTTTTAGTAGGATCGTAATTATCGTCCCCAGTTATAATAGATTCTAAATTTAAACAATAACTCTGAAAACTTTGAGAAAAATCTATATTAGAATCTCCAGTTATTATCTTCTGAGTATTATTAGCCCAATCTAAAAAAGCTCCATCAGGACCATTTAATCTAACATAATTTGTATCTGACGAAGAACTATTATCAAAATCGGGTATATTTAAAAGGGCAAATTTAGAAAACCTAAATTGATTTGTAGTATTGTTAAAGGTAAAAGCCAAATCCTCAGCAGAAGAGGTAAAAGTATAAAAAGTACCTCCCTGTACTTGAAGTGGCCTAATAAAAGGGGTTTTTGCCATTTTTAAATAATATTATTAAACCGTAACGTTAGCAGATCCTATAACTACCCATGATCCATTCATCGTAGCTTGTCCCTGACCTATTCTAGGTTCCCATTGAAGAGTAACTGAAGATCTATATGCTTTAGATGTCGGTATTACAATTCCCGAAGGTGAATACCCACCATAAGTAGAATCCGTATTGAATCCCGTATAATAAGTAGTAGATCCAGTAAGTCCTGTCCAAATGTATCCGGTTGCAGCACTAGTATTTACTACTGTTACTCTTGTTCCCTGGGGTATATTCGGTAAAGTTCCGCCCACTGGAGATGTTCCATCTACAACTTTCAAATAAAATCCTGCAGGAGCCCCACAATCTGCAAATACGACATCTTCTAGACCAGTTATTGCGTAGGGAGAAGCAGAGGTAGATGTCTGATATCCCCCTCCTCCTAAAGATGTAGAAGGAAATGGGCTCCCTGCAGTTAATCCTGTTGCAACTGTTGTATTCTGACTTATTACGTGACCTTGAACCCCTAAATTAAAGGCTGCATTTGCACTTAAAGATCCATTGAAGCTCGAAGTACCTCCTGCGACAAAAGAAGATCCTGAGCCAAAAGTAATAGTTCCATTAGCAGTTAAGGCTCCAGAAACTGTAACATTAGTAGAGGAAACGGAGACAAAAGAAGATCCGCCTAAAGAATCAAAAGAGGTTAAAGCGGTTCCTGATGCAGGTAAAGAAAGAGAATCGAATCTCCCTATCTTAGCTGCAACTTTTCCGGTTGATGCAGTAGTTAAATCTAATATACCATTAGTTGTATCTACTCCAAAAACCTGAACGTATCCGTTTACCCAGTTTTGTAGGATTAAAAAATTAGAATTAATAGTAATTCTAGATCCTGATATCGAATCAGATCCTAAAATTTCAGTAATGTTTACAGTTGATGCCATTTTTTATTTTTTATTTTTATATATCGTTTTTTTGAATAATTAAAAATTAGAATTCTTATTTATTATACAGCAGATACCCATTAAAATTTCCTATTTTATATTTACTTTTTTGTAAGCAATATCTGGATTATCTTCTATGGTTACGGCTGGAGCAAATCTGATTTTATTATTTTTTTCTATCTCCTTTTGCTCTTTTTCTATATCTCTTGCTACTTTATTTCCTTGATAAGATTTAATATCAAAAGGACCCTCTGCTCCGTAATTTATAGAATTTATAGGTCCACTTTTTACTCCAGGGATTCTCATTTTTTTATGGTCTATGACTTTTATAAATCCGTTACCGGTAGTAGCATATACATTTCCTTCCGAATCCGAAACTTCATTAAATATAGTGTATTCCCCTTCTTCGGTAAAAGTATAAATGAAATAAGGAGAATATTTTATATTTAGAATTTCTTCCCCGGTAGCTGAATTGCTTAATATCCATTTATTATTATTTTTTCCGTATATTTCCGAAGAATAATTGTTAAATATTACCGTAGACATAAGCGGTACTTCAAAAGATCCCTCTTCTTTCACGTGGGAATCGCTCCATACCCAAGGATCCGATCCCGGTCTTGATATTATCTCTCCCTCATTTATACCAAGATTCGGCTTATATTGTTTAAGAAGGTAAACGAATCCACTTGCAGAATTGACAAAATATCCTACGTCTATGTAATCAAAGTCTATAAAAGTTTCTGGTATTTCATTAACGATATACCCAACATTAACATATCCAAAATTGACATATGCTGATCCGGTAAGACCAAGAGAATTAAATCCAGAAAATAATATATTCGAATCCGAATCTGTACTTAAAGAAAGATCCCCGTTAAATCCGGATACTGTGATCATATCATTTATCCTAGAATCCTCATCAGTCTTAAGAACTTTTACCGTATACAGATCATCATAATCTTCATAATGAACTACAAATTGTCCATTGGGAAGCTTCAAAGTATTTTTTAAATCCAAAGAGGGATTCGATCCGGTAACTGACGGATAAAAAATACTTTTACATACCGTTTGTTCCGTTAGCTTTGATGTTAAAAAATAAGTTTTATCTGGATCTGCTACGAAATTTTTTCCAAAATAAGATCCTGAAGATCCCACAACGGTTGTTATATAATAATGGGATTTATCCTTGGTTACATCTATTTTATTGCCGGTAAGACCAAAAGATTCTAAATAGAATCCAGTAGACCCTACAGGGTTATCGGTTATCGATATATAAAAAGGAGAATTGGAAGATCCCGAAGGAGAAAGATAATTCCCAGAAAAATAAAATCCTCCAGTAGCAGATCCGGTTATGACAACAGATTCACCAAGATCTAAAGCATTTATTTCAGATCCAACCCTTATCCATCCCCCAGTAGAACCAGGAGTATTTGAATTATAATTGGATTGAAGAGAATAATCTAAATTATTTATCTTTACATAAGAAAGTAATCCGGTATAAGCTGGATCCGAAAGGTAATTATCAACGGAAGAATTATCATTCGTCCAGATCCAATCATTTTTTAAAGTGGATAGATCTGCAAGATTTCCAGAAAGATTGGACTGTATTAATAAATGCGTATGGTAATTAGTCCTTTGTATTGAGGTAAGGGGAACATAATTATTTCCCGAAAGGGTATTTAAATTTTTAACAGGGAAATTCCTAAATTTTTTAACCCGATAAGAAGAATTTATTCCCGAATTATAATCGCCGGTTATTCCGGTAAAAGAGAATTTATCACCTATCTCTCTGTGTATTTCCGCAGAGAAAACGCCATATGAATTTGCTTCAGGTGTTCCAGGGAAAGATCCTATATTTTTAACTAGAGGATATGCTTCGTTGTTCCATTCGTAAAAATCTAATCTTAAACTAGTTCCCCCAACAAAAGGAATAACCCCAGTAGATCCAGATTGATAAATAAGTCCTATAAAAAGTCCTGATGGTATCGAAGATATGGAAGTAATAGTATAAATAGAAGGGAATAGAGATACTTCTATAGAATTTGCGGTAACAAGACTTTCCATCTGAGATGTATAATCGATAGAAGTATCATCAATAAAAGATATGTAGATCCCATTTATATTTTCTATATTATATCCAGATCCATCATATGAAAAATCAAATTCTCCAGAAGAAATTGTAGAGGTAGCCATTGGATCGTAAGTCCAAAAAGATGAAAATAAAACTGAAAATGATGATAGCGGATCGTATATCCAAGGATAAGATCCTGAAGTTAATCCTGGATAATTTAAATTAGTCGCTCCGTATGGTGATCCGGTAGCTCCATTTCCTGAAAACGAATTAGCTCCCTCCCATGAATTCCATACCCAAGGTCCAGATTCTATGAACCAGGAATAACTTCCAGAAACGGATATTGAATTATCATCAGGGCTAGGATCTAAAGAATCTACTCTAGTTTTATATCCCCTGAAAGGTAAAATACTTTCTACAGACCCAGAATAATCGTAACATACAACAAATCCCATTTCGCCATAATAACTTGAAGATCCAGCAGTTCCCCCAGATCCTCCTATAGTCGGATTTAAGTTATTAACATATGCTAGAGAAGAATCGTTATAATACCCAAAGAAAGCTTGGGTTTCACCGGTGATATACCCTCCTACAAAATACTTAATACCCAAATCTGTTTCTATTGACGTCGAGCATGTGATTTTAACATCTCCACCGGATCCTCCTACCCCGACAGGGGATTCCCACATGGAAAGACCTATTTTTTCGCTAAGAACTTTTTCTTCATGACTAGCTATCGGGGAATTACTCCAATAGTATTGCTCCCCAGCTTTTCCGTCTGAAATATCTTTAAGAGGAACAGTAAGGAAAAGGTTTCTAGGATCCGTTCCGGGAAGTTTAGAAGATACAAATTCAGTATCATAAGTTTGCCATTCCGGATAGCCCCATGTATATTTATTCATTTTAGCTAGAGGGGGAGCTCCGGTAGCTCCAGTTCCCCCGTAAGGAACACGATATGTAAAATTCCACCCAGTAGCTCCTTCGCTTTTGGAAGAAGCATAAACATGGGGAAGATCATAAGTAAAAGATGAAATTTCATTCAAACAAAGAATCCATAAAGAATTTTCATATAAAGTTAAATTTGATTGCTTAGTTCCATTTTCTATTAGATCTATATTTATTATATTATCATTCGGAAGATTCGAATTAGAAGAATTAATGTTAGTATGCGTAGTTCCATTAAAATGCCAAAGCCCAGTTCCCTGGGAAAGCTCCCCGTCCCCTATGGAATAGAAAACGTGTCCATTTTCTCTCGATTTTATGTATGTGACCGGGCCAGAAGTATCGTAATTCCAGAATTTATGTCCATCGAAAAAGGATATCCCTTGATCCGTTCCTATCCAAAGATTTCCATTTTCGTCAAAATCTAAAGTGTATACTTGATTGGATATTATGCCACTGGTACTTGTATTGTAAACTTTTGATTGTTTAACTATTTCTCCTCCTCCTTCTAATGAAATAGTAGAAAGAATTCCAGGGGGAACTATCCATAAACCTTGGGTAGTTCCTAGAAAATATTTATATTCTTTTCCTTTATACCCTTTTGCCTTTATTTCAAATATATGGGGCCACGTATATCCAGGAAGGGTCTCGTTCCATTTTTCTATATTTTTATCGTAAAAGAATAGTCTACCCCCGGTAACCCCATTTATTCTTGTATAAGAGGTTGCTCCTGTAGATCCTATCCCATTCAAAGGAGATAAAAAAGTCAAAATTTCATTTCCGTAAGGAGAAGAGTATACAAGGGAAACCTCTTGTGGTAAATTAAAATTCCCAAGGTCAGAAAAATCCCATTTTTCTCCTACTGAAACATCCTCGGTCGAAACATTAAATACACAAGGAGAATTATAAGAAGCTGTTGGTCCTTGAGCTACCCCGCACCAAGCTAACCCCGAGGAATCTATAGATATAGATCTCGTATCCAAATAATAAGGGGATCCACTAGGAACCGAGGAATTTGTACTGTCGTAATATTCCCACGAGTTTCCATTAAATTTTCTTAAATCCTGTCCGGTGGCCCAAACAAAAAAATTGGGATCTAAATCTATTTGATTTATATAAATACTACTTCCTGGCATTAATCTTTTTTTATTATATATTCCTTTTTAAAAAAGGTATAATCTATCATTACACAGGTACCGAAGGAGGAGCCGGATAAGGAGAAACCGAAGGGGCAAAACTACTTATTCCTAAATTAATCGGAGGGGAATCGCTACTAAAGGAACCTGTTTCGTTAGGAACCGGCCTGTAGTAATAATTTCCTATGTGGGAATTTGAATTTCCGTTTAATTCATTTGCTATTTCCTGTATAGTAGATCCTGTTATCCCGTAGAATCCTAAACCGTAAATAGAAGAATTATAATTTTTGGTATCGGGAGGAGTTAATATTCCAGAGCTAACTGATATTAAATCCCCTATACTTAAATTGTGTAATTCAAATCCTCCTAGCCAATCATTATTAAATTCAAAATCCAACCATGAATGAGCATATCCATCTTCCCAAGTGTTATTAAAGAATATATCCCAATTTATTCTTTTAGTTCCCCAAAATTTTAAATTTTCATTAGGGTAATTTTCACTAGACTCACTCCAATATTCATAAGTTTCTGTAGGACTAGAACCATTACCTAATGTTGGATCGTAATATACAGTGGATAAAAGACCATCAGTATTGACAATCACGGTAACTCCATTTTGGGTACTACCCAAATCATCGGAAGCATTTATGATTATTGACGTAGGGTTAGAAGTTGGGTCTAAACAGGTTGCAAAATAATCTGGATATGTGGTTAGATTGTTTATCGAAGAAATTAAATAATTTGTAGTGTTATAAAGGGATTCACCTGCAATAGTAGATCCTATAGTAACCCCTCCAACTACAACCGAAACATCTCCACTTCCTGTTATTTGCTGGGAAGTGTATATAGAAGAATCCACATTTAATCTATTAGGCGAGACAGAAGATATAACTCCAGACCATACAGATTCTAATACGGTGTTTATTCTTATCTCTAGTGGGGAAATAACAGTTATGTTCCAGCTTCCCTCTAATTCCGGAATCGTATTTACAATATAAGCGTAATCCCCGGTGCTTAATCCGTGGGGGGAGGAGAAAGATATTCTCACGTATCCATATTGAGAAGGTGTTACCTCTAAAGAATATATCTCAGAGACGTTCAAAAACGATTGTGATAAAAGTATTTCTCCTGTAGCTCCGACCGGGGTGGTTTTGACTTTAACGTAAACATCTTGTCCTTCTTCGGCTTTATTTCCATAAAATGCAAAATCTAATATCTCTTCGGGGATTAGATTTTTCATCTTAGATTCACTTTTCCCTTCTGCCGGAAATTCCCAAATAGATTCATAAGAGTCCCATCCCCTAATAACATTTTCCCAGATATAATTTTCTACTTCTCTATATCTAGTCCAAGAGCTAGCTTCTTCGGAAGCCCAAGATTCTAATTTTATTTTCTTTGGTTGTATATTTAAACTTTTCCCTTTAATCTTAGTTGACTTCGCGTTAAAGGCATCATATAGATTGCAGGTGATCGTGAAATCTCCAACATAGGGGATAAAGTGGGCAAGACTATAAAAATCGACTATAGGCCCTCTAAATTCAAAATTATAAGGGGATCCTTCTTGTGTAGAATCCTTATTTATTATCCATTCTATCTCTACGAGATTGGAAAAATCTATATTGTCCCAAGTCATGGAAGAATATACCTGATTCGAAGAGATAAGATCTATATCTTCGAAAGTATAAACCATAGAATTGGAAGTAAGCTGTACGTCATAGGTTCCCAAAGAATAATTGGTAGAAACTACATACCCGGAATCTCCGGACGGTAAAAAAGAAATATTCAAAGTTGGGGGAGAAGTATACCCGGACCCTCCCGAAAGTATACTTATAGAAGTTATTTTAGTCCCGGTTATGACAGGAACTAGAGAAGCTCCTATACCTCCTCCACCTGTTACCGTTATAAGAGGGGTAGAAGAATATCCAAGCCCCGGACTATTTATAGTTACTGAAGATATAGATCCCCCGCTAATTCCTGGAGTTAAAGAAGCTTGAAGAGATTTTATCTGGACAAAATCTCCCACCTTAAAAGTAGGAACATTTACAGATCTCCAGGTAACATTCATTTCGTCCCAAGACCATCTATCGAGTCCCAATTCTAAAACTATAGGAGATCCTATGGGTCTTCGATATTGTTCATTTGTAGAGGGATCAGTATAAGAAGGGGGATCGTATTTTCCATCCCCTAAAAACTCTATTTTTCCCTCCTGTTGTAACTGATAGTATTCATTTATAGATTTTATCAAATTTCTATTTTGTTCTGCCGTGTAGTTCTGCTGAAAATCTAAAGGATTTATCGTGTTGCCTAAATCGGATAGCTGGGGAGGATTAACATTAATAGTTCCGTTTATAGAGTAATTTTCTGGGCAGTAATAATATACTGGTCCTGATTGATTAGGGGATACATTCCACACAATGCTTTCTGACCCTGAGGTTGCTCCGTTCCCAATTATCCCCAAAGGGTCTTGTTGAGAAAAAGAAGGGGATTCGGTTATGTAAAAAGTAAATCCCTCCGTAGAAAGGCTAAATGTATAAGATTTTCCTGAAACTACATTTAGAATAGGATTTGGCCCAGAAGGACCGGTTATTCCTAAATCCGGAAATCCGGAGAAATAAAGAGCGCTTCCGGTTCCTCCCAAAACATTTACACCTATGTCATAGGAATCGCCATAAATGCTAGGAGTTTGTATGGAAAGATCTAGAGGTCTTATATTAAAATTTCTAATATCCCCTATGTAAGAAACATCAGGGTTTATATAAAAATCAAAAATCTTTCCGGAGCTAATAACAAAATCCGAATTGACATCCGTCCAAGCTCTTGTATTATAAACAGTAAAATAAACTCCTTCTCCGGTTATATCAATTATTCTGGCATTTAAAGGTAAATATTCTTCTTTTAACTTTTTTTTAAGACCAAATAATTTTATCAAAACTTCTTCTTGTGTAAAAGCAAAAGCGTCAACCACTACGGGATATCCATACTCATCAGTTTCTGATGTTACCTTGTTTATATCATAATACAAACCGAATAAAGAGGTTTTCTTATAAACATCGGTAGGAAATAATGTGTATTGGGACGATACATCCAATACATAATTCCCCTCCGAATCTGGACCATACGTCTGTTCTAATCTATATTTCCCACTATTTGGATTGGAGAGAACATCTTTTATCTGATATGACTGACTCCCAGACTGTAATACCTGGGATCTTATTTGATTTATGGCTTGTTGATTTTGAACTATAGGAGGAGTTATGTTTTCTACCGAGGTATAATCTAAATTTAGCCAGTATTCTTTTATTCTTAAGTCTTGGTATCCGAAAAATTTCAGAGCATTTATTAGACCTTTATAACTTCCTATATATGGAAATATATCTTCCCCTGCTAAAAGAAGTTCTTTTCTCTTTTCGTTTATTTCTTCGTAATTGGGCAAAGGCTCCTTAGGGTCATGATTTCTTAGAATTATAGAATCTACAGGGTCAAAAGATCTTCCCAAATTATTTGTTAAAACTTTTAGCCTTTCATCTTCTGCTATTATTTGACCATAAAAATTAACTTCTAATATCTTCTTTACATTTTCTCCTGTTGCCCCAGAACTTATATCCTCTAGTATTAGTTTTCTCTCGTATACCTCTTCAGATTCTTCAGGCCCATTTAATCCAACATTTACGGAAAGCGATTTAGATTCGGAAGAATTAAAGGTAGGAGAAATTAAATTTCCATTGGAATAATAATCCGAAGGTGAAACTATCACATCGGTATAAGCTAGGTTAGGGTAAGATACTATGAGAGGATGGCCTTCTCCCTCAGGGAGAGAATCTAATATCTTATACGTAAATATAATTTCGGTTACGTCTATATTTCCATAGTTATTATTTGACCACCTCGTTCTCCATTTTCCCGAGGTTGATCCCGTTGCAAGAGTTCTAGGGTAGCTATATTCCTTTCCCCCGGAAGGTCCTATTACTTGTTGGGTTATAAATATTTGTTCGTTCTCGTATAGTCCAGCAGAGACCTGGTCGAAATACATATTTCCGAAAAAATATCCTCCTGGTCTATTTTTGTAGGTCGTATTGAAAGCTATAGTGCTTCCCCCGCTTATTATATTTTGTCCAGTTAAAGAATTAACAGGTATAGTTATTAAAATAAAGGTACCATTATCCACACAAGAATAAATTTTACCTTTAAATTTATTTCCCGATAGAACTTTTCCTTCAAGAAAAACTTCTGCTCCTCTTTGTATAGAATAATCTACTTCAGAAGCCCATTCTTTTATATTGAAAAAATTAACATCGTCGTAATTGAACTGAAATGTGTAATTTGGTCCAGATTGCTGAAAAATAACATCTCCATTTGAGGAAGAGACCGCGTTGGTTTTATACCTAAACACGTTATCCAAAGGACTAGGGCCAGTAGGACCAATGTATTCAAAATTTAACGGGTTTCCTCTTTTATTAAAAAATTTAAGATTTAAATCTGCCATATTAAAAAACCCTCCTATTGTTTTTAGGTACTGTGTAGTTAAAATAATTTTTTATTTGTTTAGTTGTTTCAACTAAAGCAAAAAATCCTTTTTCGAAATATGATAATATATTAGCTTTTGTCGGATCTTTAAATAAAATTTTAGATAAGGTATTATTTAGAATTTTTCCTTTGTAGTCAAAACCAGAATAAGCATTATCATTAACACTATACATTACATCGAATATATTATTTCTCTGATCGAAATCATAATAGGATCTTTCTAATTCTGTAGTTGACATTTCCCTCATTATTTCGGAATACTCAGAAGAAGTCGAGCAAGGATAAAATTTTACATCTCCGGTAGAATTTATTATTGAGCTTCTATATCCAGAGCATCCTATATTTATAGATCTATCTTCAGCCTCTTCTTTGGTTTTGTATTGATCTTTATCGTTATAGAAAGTAGTGTTATTGGTTCTATATTTTACCCCATTAACAGAATAACTTATCTTTAATTCATCTCCCGGAAAAAATGGAGAAAATTTTTGGTTTTGATCTTTATTATCCATTGACAATCGATTGTCTTGTTGTTTTATTTAATTGAGTATTGAAATTATTAGGAACTGGTTTTCCTAATATAATTATATTAAGAGGACCTAATTTTCCTCGGATTGGGCTAGATTCATATCTATTTCCATTAGAATCTTCCCACCCGCCTCTAAGCAAAACCAATTGATTTCTTCCTATTATGATGTCCCCGAAAACATCGATAGAGGAAGATTGAAAATTAGCAGATATTATATTTTCTGGAATATTAATCGGGGTTCCTAAAGGGGTTTGGGGAGCTTGGAAATTTGAAGAAATTAATCCTGAAGTTGCAACAGGATTTAGCTGGGTATTTGCTGAGATGGAATTTATTTTATCCTGATCGTCTTGGGATATAAATTCTGCATTAACAGAATCGATCCCCGAAATAGATTCCACGATTGCTATGATATCAGATTTCGGTATTTTGTCCCTCCTTTTCAGGTTTAACATATAATCAGATATTTTAGTTCTTATCTGTTGTCTTATCGTATTGGGATCGAATCCCTGGAATATGGATATACTTATATTAAGGACAAATCTTTTTATGACGGGAGAAGTTATCTTAACTACTGTAGTAGCTATCATAGAACCGGAATCTTCTATTAGATTTATAATTTTATTTTTTTGATTTTCGGTTAATATAAAATTTTGTTCGGGTATACTAAAATAATCTTGATCCGTAGAAATATTTAAAGTTACATCAGGTATTAGGTATATGTAAATAACATTATCGTCATCCAAATAATCATCATCGAAAGTAGAATATGCTTGTATCTGAGAAAATATCCCTAATTTATTTAAGAATATTTCATAGCTATCTGCATTTGCAAAAACAAAAGATCTACTGGTCTTTGGAGCTACTATTCGTATTAGAGAACTAGCATCTGGATCCGTTCCAAAATCTGGATCTATCGAGTTTGCTATATTCAGATATTGATTTAGGTCTAAAGAAGCTCCATATAAATCTGTTCCGCTGGTTAAAAATTTCCAGGTAAGGGGATTATTTTGGGTAGAATTTAAATTACCTTTTCTTCCTATGCTACTTAGATATTCTACTCTAATTCTAGATCCAGCTTGGGGTATTTGTCCGAAGAAAGAGTTACCAAAATAAACATCTATCCCGCTAGATATTCCGCTTTTAACTATAAATCCTTTTGCGTTTAATGGTATATCATAAAGAGAATCATATCTCCTCCATTTCTCTTCGTTGACATAAACATCAATATAAAATTGATCTATAGCAAATCCATTTAGGGAAGGAACATTAAAACTAAATAACACATTTCCGTTTGAAGTGAAATTAGAAGAGGTAAAAGATCCCTGGACAACTTTTACCGTCAACGGGGTAAATTGGGAAGAGAGAGGAACAGTTACTCTATCTGAAGGAAGTATTAAAGTGTATATCTGTCCATTTTGTTGATTTCTTATTTGGGTATTCCTTGGTATTATAATAGATCCGCCCTGTGCTTGTGTATTAGAAGAATTCCACGAAACTATGACTTCTCCCTGAGCAGTTCCTGACCTTCTGGGATCGTATCCTGATATCCTTGCAAGACTTCTTATCGAATACTCTCTGGTTGCTTGTTCTATATTCAATTCAGTAATTGAATCCTCTATAAAGTAAAGTATAAGTTGAGATATGTTCTGGAAAACAAATAATATTTGTCCCCATGCAGAAGCCACTGTAAATAAATTTTTACTTTGCGAGTAAGTTCTGGATATAAAATTATAGGTGCTAGAAAGTAATCCCCCTATAACTATATTATTCTTTTTATAAATATTCATTCTTTAAGTTATTAACAATGTAACTATTGGGCTTAATCCGGAATTTGAATTAAATTTAAAATCTAGGGTTGCTATATCTCTATTAGTACCTAAATAAAAATTTAATTTATAAGTTCCTCCCAAACTGTAAAATTCAGGAATATAAGCTCTTATACTGTCCTGTATTTCTTTTTTTATAGCTTCTTCGGATAGTTCTAATTCATACACCATACCTTCTAAGTCTAATCCAAAACTAGAATCTCCTAAAACTTCTCCTTTTTTAGTAAATAGGAGCATTTTTATTTTTCCAAGACAAGCTTCTAAAGGATCCGTAACTTCGATTTGATCCTCTTTATAATTTGGATCTTCGGGATCTCTATTATAAATTTCTCTCAGCATATAATTTATTTTTTTATATATCCGAGAAAAAAAATCTAAAAAATAATATGAATTAAGACCATTGAAGAAAATAAGAAGCCGTGTTCTCCCCATTTATCATCTCCATCACTTCTTGAACCTCCGCTTCCCCGTTTGCTTTTATGTCTCCGGAGTTAACCTGTACTCCCCCAGGAAGAGTATAAGAAAATACACCAAGCATAGTTCCTAAAGCTATTTTACATTTTCCTATACAATATCTAACAAACAATTCGTCATCATATAAATATTCGTCATTTATAGCAACAAAGCATCTAACGGCAACGTCGCTACCGCCAGAACCAAATCCTTGAGCCAATTGAGCTTGTTGGGATCCTCCTCCTTTTCCGCTTCTCCCCGGATCTCTACCCAATATAGTTAAAAATTTAGTGTTCTTATTCCATTTAAAAGCATAAGTAGGTAATAGATATGCTTTAGCTAAATCGAAATAAGAATACATAACTGTTCTATAAACTAGGTTATCCCCGATAAAAGGGGAAAGGAGTAATTCTGATCCTAGTAATTTAGAATCGCTAAAATCTCTATCCGGGTTTCCAGAAATACCAGCTCCCCCGACCTCTCTAACGTCATATACAGTTACTATAGAATCAGGAAGTTTGATCTGTCTGGTTTTTCTAAATTCTTCATGATTGAATAGATTGTTACCGAGAACCATTATCCTTTCTTCCGCCGCATATTGATAGTTATCATAAAACCATGCTCTAGCTCTTTTTATAATTCTTTCAGTTTCCTGTCTATTTAGGTTATATGGAAGAGAGCAGCTAAAAGATATAGCATCCTCTATTTCTTGTACTAATTCATCTAGAGTCATTTTTTAATAGTTTAGGTTTCCAAATTTGGGTTTCTTATAATCGAAATTTAGATCTTTTAACCTACTGTCGGTAACAAATCTTTGATTTCTAAGGTCATTAAACCCTTTGACCTTTATGGTGTCTTTACTTATTTCTGCATACTCCCCAATATTACCATCCCTAAGAACTCCCCCGACCATTTTACAGTTAACATTTTTCCCTTTGCAATCAACAAAACAATTTGTTAATTCATTAGAAAATTCTATTACGCTCTGACTAACTTTAGAGGATCCTATTTTACACCCATTTGCAACATTGCAATTTTCTATTCTTGATTTTTTTATGTCGCAGGTATACAAATTACAATTTTCTAAAACACCGCCTTTAATATCGCAGGATATCAAATCAATATCTTTTATTTTCATAAAATCTCTTATCCTAGCTTCTTTTATCTGATACCTTCCGTTTGTAGTATCATAGTTGAAATAGCAAGATTTTATATTTCCGTCTACCAAAAGATCGAATATTTTATCTTTAATCATCGGAAAATAGGTTTTTATATTTTCGTCAAGTCCTTTAAGATCTACAAATACGTGAAAATCTGGGTAGTGCATAAAAAATAATTCAGGATTACTATAGCATTTTACGACTTTGCTGTACTCCTTCATCATTTCCCTCAGCTTAGCTAAATCTTCTTTAGTGTATCCATTTGAACGATGACTTAAAATATCATAAAGATATAAAATAACATAATCGATAACTTCTCTTATCTCTCTTATTTTCTTCTGATAATCTCTATTCCCCAAATATCTAAATTCCAGATACCCGTCCTTTAATTTGGTGAAGTTGACCCCATAATATTTCTCGTCTGGGACTTTGAACATTTTAGGATCTATGTAATTTATATTTTCCAATATAGAAAATCTATTGACAGGAACTACTCTCTTTACGGTATTTGCATAAACATTATTAGATCTATTTCCAAATTTAGAATAAATGAAATTTTCGTCCAGACCCAATATAAATTTAAGTTTATCTAAATTTTCTATTCTGTCTTTTATTTCTCTTCTAAATTTATCAAAGCTAACCGAAAATTGGAAAGCGCATCTGTCATCGGTCCAACCATTTTTTTCAATCCAATTAAGGATCTTTATCATTACCGGAATAGCTTCAGAATATTCCATAGGACCAGTTATGAGTTCGACCATTTTATTTCCCCCTGAATAGTCGGGTTCTAATTTAAAAAGAGAAGAAGTTACTTTTAAGTCCGAGTGGTATTTTTCAGATACCTGAACTTTCTTTTTAACCTCTTTTCCTATAGATTCAGCAGCTTCACCCTTAAGCATATTTGTATAGAATTCAAACTCAAATCCTATAACGGAAGAGGAGAGTGCATTAAGTTTATCTATGTGATTTCTTTCGGTCATTTATCTATATATCCTATTTAAAATTAATAAATGGCATAAACAAAAGAAGTAGAAGGTATAGGACTAGGAACCGCAGGTATCGATCCAAAATATAGAAATTTAATCGTTAAAAGGTGAGAAGCAAAAACTGATGCTATCGCCGAAGCAGTCGCTTTAGATGAAAGTTTTCCAATTTCTTCTATCTTTTTATTAGCCAATTCAGGACTTTTTTGAAATTGTTCAAATGGAATGTCGGGGATAAATTTAGAATTTGACCCTACGTTAAAAGCTATCTTCAGTGATTTTCCTAGAATAAAAGGGATACCTGGAAATATTATTTGGTATAATCCCGGGACCGGTAAAACTGAAGGAGGAACCCCAGATGGTCCTAAAAATATAGTAGGAGATGAGATTCCTATAACAGTCCAAAACAAAACCAAAGAATTTGCCATAATCATATAAGGATCTTTTTCTGGACTTATGGAAAGGAAAGATGATATTTCTTCTACTGTTTTATTTAAAACAGTTTCAGATCCCTCTACTTTTTCTCCTTCCTGTATTTCTTCTTCTTTTTTAGTCTCTTCTATAGCTTTATCCGTCGCAGTCTTTTCTATATAAGGAGCTGCAACTTTAAACCATTTTTCTAATTCCCCGGAATATAAATTTACCAAAACGGATAACTCTTTTTCTATCTGCGGGGTTAGATTTTCTTCCCCGTATCCGGTTGAACTCCTGTATTGGTCCCCTATTATCCTATATGATCCTCCTTTAGAATAAAGATCTATAAAATATTTTATAAGTTCCCCGTGAGTAGTATTAATCCCCTTTTTATTTATGTCTGGCAAAAGATCAAATCCCGGATTATTATAAGAAATAAGTTTAAGAAGACCCGGAAGTTTGCCATAAGTATTTAAGGTAGATTTTATCTCTTCCAGATCATTTCCGAAAATAGACAGGGGTATACCATATCCATTGTAAGCTGTCAAATCAACCTTAGTATTATAATCGAATATTTTGTTTGATTTTTTATTATCTTTTTGTTTTATAAAAAATGTTATCCCTGAATTTGCTATAATCTCATCGTAATACTTTTCGTCTACAGGTGGAAATTCTATAGGCTCAGCAGGGGGAGAATCTGGTATCTTCTGAGCCTTTTCTAATTTCTCAGGATCGGAAAAGTTTTTATCTTTTTTCTTCTTTTCAAAAGTTATTTTTTGCTGATCTGGATCTTTTAACATAATATCCATTGCTTTAGCAAAGGACTCTTTTAAAGCGATCTTTCCTGAAATAACTCTAGGATCATTTGGGTTGAAAAAAGAAGTTCCTGGGAGTGGCTGGGCTTTATTACCTATAGCTTCTATATATAGATCTATTATCTTATCAGCAGTTTCTTTGGAGCTTTTTTCCTTTTTCGAAGATAGGTACTGAGATAAATCACTAGTAAATTTGACCCAATTAGCTGGCATATTTTATTTAGTTTTAGAAACTTGACTTAACTGAGCTGGAGTCATCAAAGGTACAGGAGTTCCGGATGGGCCTACTGGGGTGGGATGTGTGTGCGAATTAAAAAGATCTTTAAACAAATCTCCGAGTATTACAGACTGAGCTGCTCCTTCTCCTAATTCTATATTTGACGAATTTACTATGACCTTTTTATTCTCCATTCTTATTTCGTCTTCCCCCATTTTTATTACAACCCTTAATTCTCCTCCGTTCTGGGTATCCAATTGAACTTTGGCATCCCCTAATTCAAAAACTAAACCTTTTTTTCGGCTATAGAATAATTTTAAACTTCCTGGCTGTGCTTCAGAATCATATATTAATGAATGGAATCCTTCGTAAGAATTTTCTTCATTCATTTCCTCTACGAGGTCGGGAGAAAATTCTTTTATGATGTCAAAATACATCTTATAGTAATTTTCAGACTCAAAAGAACAATAGACTACGGCCCCAAGTCTAGGAACACTAACTGCTCCCCCTCCTTTTCCTCCCCCGAAATATTCACTAGCTGTTCCTGGTTCCGACCAAGGTATATCTTCAATCTCAAGATCATCAAATATACCAAAAACTCTTACTTTGGCTCTTCCCTGCTTTAACGGGTCGTTTATATCTACTATAACCCCGAGATATGACTTACTAGATGACATTAAGAATTAAATTTAGTAGGGTCTGGATTTTTACCTCCAAGACTTATATTATACGACCCTTTAGGTTTTAAGTTTCCTAAATCCCCTGGAGAATCTGGGTTAAAATCTTCTTGCGTAGGGGGATAAAGATCGCCAAGACCTCCTCTGAAATATTTTGTTTTCTCCTGAGGGTATACCGGGGAAGGTTTAGTGTCGAACTGGGATAAATCCTTTTTGGGGTCCGTATATGCATCTCCTAGCCCAGAGTTTTTAGATTTTATTTCTTCTTTATAAACTATTTCTCTAGATTTTAACTCATTAGATTTTACAATAGCGTCTCTATATAAATTATCATTAACCAAAGGGTATTTTCTTCCAGGGACCCCTAAATCTTTACCAGGTACGTCAGCGTAAATATCGTCATTTAGCAAAGGATATCTTCTTTCCGGAACTCCTAAATCTTTACCCGGTACGTCAGGATAAATATCGTCATTTACCAAAGGATATCTTCTTTCGGGAACTCCTAAATCTTTTCCTGGTACGTCGGGGTAAATATCCTCTTTAATATCCGGATAAACTCTTTGGGGAACACCTAGATCTTTTCCGGGTACATCAGGATAAAAATCCTCATTTGTGGTAGGATAAACTCTTTGGGGAACCCCTAAATCTTTACCAGGAACCCCCTTATAAGAATCTCCTGTTGGGTTCTTATAAATTCTTCTTTGACCCCCAAGATCCTTTCCTGGAACTCCTTTGTATTTATCATCTTCTCTAGGAGCTCTGTAAGTTCTTCCCGGTGGGCCTAAATCTTTTCCCGGAACATTAGTATAAGCATCGGAAGGACTCCCAACATTGTCATAAACTCTTCCTATCGTTGGAGAACCTGGAGGCGTAACACCTAGATCTCGTCCAGGAACTCTCGGATATTCGTCCTGTCCTTTTGCCCCTAATTTTCGGGTAGAATACTTATTTTCAGGAGGACCCCCTTTTCCCATTGTCTGAGGGTTAGGTAACCCTTCTCTTTCAGCTCGAGAAATATTTACACTAGATTTTTGATTTGAAAAATCCCTAATATCGTTTAAACTTAAATCGGAAGCGTTTATTATTTCGGAAGGATTAAAAGAGTATATATTTCCCAGTAACAATTGATCTACTCCACTAAGGGAATCCCCTAATATTTGAGCTCCCCGGTTGTAAAGGTCATTTACAGTGTTTCCTATTAAATTATTAACAGCATTTCCTCCTTGTTCAAGTAGATCCCCTGCTGGACCATTCGAAACATCAATACCAAAAATAGTTCTTCCCGAAGGATCTCCTTCGTAAGCCTGGACTGAGCTCTTTTCGGTAAACACATCATCAGATATTATCAATTGTCTTTTGTCCAACCTTATATTTGGATACTGGCTTCTTATTCTTACTCTTCCTACGTGGATTTTAAAGGATTGTTCTAGGGGTTGTCCTGCGTCGGTTCCCGCATTTATATCGGAAGATATGGGAGAACTTTCAGTAAAATCAAACTCGCAATTACTACACTGTATAACAATTATGGGCTTAATCCCAGTTTGATCCTGCTGATTGCTCAATCCTTCAGAACTTAAGGCATTTTGGCCAATATTGAGAAGTCCTCCAGATCCGCTATCCGTTGCAAAATTCCCCGTGCTGTCCAAAGTAGAAGCAGCTAAATTATTTCCTGGATTTATTCCCGAGCCCAATAAATTTGCAGTATTGGCTATCGTACTTAGGGTGGTAGAAGAATTTATAAGTCTATTCGTTTTGAAGAAATTTCTAAGATCCGTAACAAAAATGTTCATCCTGAATCTTCTTAAATTTCTAGGAATAGTCTCTCTCATATTCACGTAATCGAAAGTAGCGTGATTATATAAATCCGCAAGAGCGGTCATTCTTAAATTTAAAGACTCTAAAGTTTTTATTTCTATGGTATTAGCTCTAGAAGGATTAAAATCATCGGATCCCCCCTGATCCTGAAATCCTGGTCTTGCAACTTTATATAGGGCATCAAGACCGGATATCGATTGAAAAAACCAAGGCTGATTTTTTGTTATATCCCTTAAAAGAATTTTAAATTGTTTAAGCATCTGGGATCTTTTTCCGACCGTAGTAAAATTTTCCCTCTGCTCTCTATTCTCTAAATATCTTTGAGCAGAATAAAACAAAACTTCTCCGGTTCTGAATTGATATTGGTCTTGCCCGAATATATTCGGACCAGCAATAGGGGAATAGTTTCCCTCTCTAAATAAAGGACTTATTGGTGTTCCATAATCCGAATCTATCCCCGGGCCATCATCAAAAACAAAATCTACGGAGAATCCGAGATATGTTGGATCCTCATTTTTTCCCTGGTCGTTAAGCTTAAACCCGCTTAAAAACCTATACCTATCCCTATCGGTTGCTCCTGAAAAACCAAAACTCATGACTTTTATTTATATTTATCTAAAATTAGATTTATTCTAAAACGAAAGGATAAACTTTAGGAAGCCCACTTGCTCTGTTTACTATCCAATCTCTTTTGCATAAATATAGTATCTGCTTAAACCCTACCGAATCTCCCCAATTAACTTCCGATCCCATTACCACATAATTACCGGATAGAAAATTATCAGTTTTAGGTCCGATAGAATTATTATTGCCTACATTTTCTCTCCTAAGGTTCACATTTTTAACTTCTATCAATACAGGAACTACCTGACCCCTGTATATCCCAGCAAAATAACCGTCAAGTTCGACTTTGAGAGTAAATTTGGTGCAATCATTATAATTTATAAGATTTTGATATTTAGAATGGAGATAATTTAGGTGAACACCTCCGCTTTCATCTTTTTTGTTTAGTATTCCGAGCCATTCTCTTCTTTTCTCTTTTTTGTATTCTTCCTCATTTCCCCTTCCCTTCTGTAATATTTTTCCTGATATTATAGCATCGTTATTAGTTATAGATTCTATATCGTAATTAACATACTTATTTTCAGGATTCTCCTCTTCCTGATTTTCATCATAAAACCCAATATTTACTATGTAACCGGTTTTATTTACATTAGTACCAGAATTTGAAATTAAAGTGTATCCATTTATAGCAAAAGGGTATGTATTTTTATCTAAGGTATTCTGTAAGATGAGGGGGGTTTTAATTGGTTCGAGTTTAGTTTTTGCACTTAATTTGGCATCAGCTTTATACACCGAATTTGCATAATACCCAGGTAGAAAAACAATTTCTTCTTTTACTATATCCTGCTGTTCAAATTGAGTACCTAAATTTACAAAATTTAGATTATAGTATTGATCTATCCAGCAATCAAAAAAACTAACATTATCATCTTTATACGATCTTAAAGATACTTCTTGTATAAAATCATAATAGGAATAATTCGGGCATATCCAAGTCATAATGTCCTCTGTCGTATCCTCATTAGTCGAAAACCCTAGACCGAGATCTTCCGATACCTCTAATAGGGTTTGCCAGGAGCTTTTTTCTCTAAATGCTTTTATAACTGGAGTATATAGGGAAGGAACCCTGCATTCTGCCATTACCTGAAATTTCAATTGGCTCCAGTCTGGCTCCGATGCACTTCCTGAATCCGAATATCTACTGGAAACGTCACTCTTTACATTCAGTATATTGAAATCCATTCTCATCGGTTTATAATATTCCTCAGGAGAAGCGATATAAACCGAAACTATATCCCCGTCCTTGGGGTAATTAACAGAGATAAAAGTGGAGTTTTTTGCGGAAAAAGAGAAATTAATAACCGGTAAAAATCCGGTTAAATCTAATTTAAATGATTTTAGGTAATATCCAACAGGATAAGCATTTATAGTCATGTACGGAGAAAGAACCCCTGTCCTTTCGCCTGAATTTGAATCTTGATCTCTGGGATCATTTCCTTCTACTACTAGAAATTGCTGATCTAATTTAATATCATTTAAAGATATTTGATTTATTCTGGTAGAAGCCATTTTTTATATTAAAGGTCTATTAAATCCTCCCTTTCCTGCATCAGGAGCAAAAGTAAATACTCTTCCCTTCCTTGAAAATCTTCTATCCCCTGGCTGGGAGACGTTAGGAGGTAAAATTAAAGGGGGAGTATTTTTTACCGATTTATCTAAGAATTTTTTTCTTCCGGGGCTAATTTTAAATTTTTTATCTTCCTGTGTTTTTTTAATGTTATCCAGGGCGGAAGATTTATTAGATCCCCCCTGAGTATTTTCATTCTTTTTCTTTTCGTAGGTTTTTTGTATTACCGAAGGGGTTAGTATAAACATAGATTGTCCTTTGTCTATAGCAAAAGGATTTGATATTCCATTGATTTTCATTATAGATCCGCAATACTGGATATCCCCTGTTTGGTAAAGAGATATAAGATCTGGTCTCATTTCCTGGCCTTCGGGTACCGTATAAATCTTTCGGGAATTCATAAATCCTATATTATAATTTACCGAAGATTTTGTTAAATCCCATATACCAAAAGAAGAAGCCTCATTTTCAGGATTAGGATTAAATATCTCTTTGTTTACGAATAATGTGTCTATAGTTAGCATGTCTTTATATTAAATTAATTTTATCCCCCTACAATTCAAGGTCATCAAAAGTTACTGGGCCTCCGGATCCTGGTAATCCTCCATCGGAAGGATTATAGAAAGTAGGAATAGTAAGGGGATTGAATACCTGCCCAGAAACATCAAATTCGGAATTGTACGTTTGTGCATTAGAAGAAGTAGTCTGAACACTTTGATAAAGTCTTCCATCTCCTCTATTAAATATACTTTCAATTTCTCCTCTCTCCCTAGGTCTTGCGTGTCCTACGGTTATCTCAGCTTCTAAACCAGAAGGGAAATCGTCAGGTCCTAATGTATCTGAAAATTTAATAACTACCCCTTTACATATAAGATTTCCTATCATTGCTATTGGATTATATGGATTTCCTATAACAACATGCCATTCTCCTATCGCAGCTCCGCTGTACATAGAAATAGGAGCTTGCCATTCTTGGGCTGCTCTCGATCCAAAAACGGATTGTATAGCATCAAAAAGTTCTTTTGCCAATTCGGGATTGTCAATTACTCCATCATTTAGATCTGCTTGTAACTGCGTTAGCTTCGTTTCAAATCCTTCTACTTTAGGCTTATCTACCGTAGTTCCTCCTACCCCGGTAGTACTGGAATTATCGCTAATAAACATTTTTTGTATGTTATTAAAAATAAATTGGTTAAGATCTGTATAGAAAAGTTTTGCCCCCGCATCCCCCCCAGGAAAAGTTAAAGCTGAGTATTCAGAATTATATCTTATATAAGGGGTTAGAAAATTACCATAGTTTGTTCCTATTGAGAGCAAATTACCTAGGATATCAAACATAGCTGCTTTACTATTAACTTCTCCTACTGAGGTAAGATCGTATGAAAATTTAAGAACAAGATCTTGCCAAGTAAAATCTAATCCAAAATCTCTTTTTGATGTGCTTTTTATAACATCTACAGGAACCCATATTTTTTCATTAAGGATACCAAATCTTCCTTCGGTGTCGGTTTTAACGGCATCGAAAAAAGCTTTATAGTATCTTTCTCTTGTTAGCTGTTCTCTATCTGGGCTAAGACCTGTAGCTAAAGCTTCTACTCCTAATTTTTTTTCCTCCTCCCTTAATTTTACATCTGTTCCGTTACCTCCTGCCTGGGAGACTAAATCGCTAAGGGTTTCGAATGCAGTAGAATTAATAAGTCCATCCCCAAAAGCTTTCTGTATTTTTTCAG